ATCCTATTTACCGTATTCGAGTCTCTCATTACTTCTGTCCCTGCTATAATTAACGAACTAGCCTGTTCTAAATCATTGTTTGCTGTTGCCAGAGAAGCTCCTCCAACTCTAAGCCCTTCGGTCAAATCAGCGGTCGTTAATGCAAATCTATTCTTTTCTACCCTTACTTTCGTAATACTTTAACACTAATTTAATAGTGGGAATAGACTATACCATCATCCTATTCAAAGGATGCTCCTTGGTAGTCGTTGCGAGCTTTCCTTATCAACTATGACTTAGGAATATCTCTCAGGATTATCCAATTTTTAACCTTGTTACCATACCTTAATAATTAGTTAAGCCACACTTCGATTTCTCTAATGTTTGGTAGTTAAAACTCTAAGGACTTCCCCTGATATTCGGAGTTTTCTATATATATCACTATATATAGGGGCTATTTAATTAACCCGCTTCATTTAATATGTCTACGATTTTAGTTGTTTCCTCTGCTTCCAATCTAAAACCTTTTAAAATGGAAACCAATGAACTTGCGGCTGAAGATGCACTAACATCACCAACATTACTCAAAATTAACGCCATTTGACTCATATATTCGCTTGATTCCTTAAATGAGTAACCTAGAGCTTTAAAAGTTGTAGTTGCTTCAATAGCACCACTCGTAGTAGTCCCTAACGCTACCGCCGTAGCATTCGCAGTTTCCATAAAGTTGCGATATGTACTCTCACTCTCCGAACTAACTCTGCGGAGATCACGCATAGCACTGTCTAGTTCTACGACCGTGTCAAACGCTTCCCTCATATTATTCATAACAGCATATATTGCACTACCACCTATTGCATAACTAAATATACTTTTCATAGTAGTAGCTAATCCACTAGCAGTAGTATTTACATTTCTAAATTCACCTTCTAGTGTTCTAACTGAGCTAGTTGCCTGATTTATAGAAGAAGTAATCTTCTTACCATCTATAATATCTCCACCTTGCAACTGTGATAACATATTTTTCAAGTTATTTACTTCATTCTCAGCTTGTTTTATTTCATTTATCTCATTTGCATCTATAACATCTATTTTATTTTTTTTAATATTAGCTATTCTTTCTTGTAGTCTAGTAATGCTACTTTGAAGTCTCACAATACCAGAATCAGAACTACTTAAATTATTGATAGCATTTCTAAGTTCATTAAACTCTTTCTCGGGTGTATTCGTATCAATTGAGTTTAGCTTTGTTTGAAGATTTGTTAAAACAGAATCATCAATAAAACTGTTCCCTTTAGCTACATTTAATTTATTTTGCAATTGCGCCTTTAAATTTTCAAATTGAGATATATTTTCAGTGATTACCTGTTTTGTTACCTGACCATTTCTAATTACTTCACTAGTAGTTTGTGCTATTCCATCCTTGTATTTATTAATTTCACTTAAACCGTTCTTGTCTGCTATTATGCTAGTGCTAGATAAATTCTTACTAGACATTCTTGTAAGTTCCGAATTTAAATCTTTGACAGCATCTTTTGTTTTATTTACTCCACTAACAGTATTATCAAATGTATTTCCATTTACATTATTCAATGTGGATTTTAGTTTATTTAATTCTTTACTTATGTCGTTAACTACACTTTTGAAATTTCCGCCATTTAGGTTTAAATCATAGCCTTTTTTTAATAATTGATTTAATTCTTTTTGGAAACCACTTTTATCAAGTTTCGCTGATATTCGTATTTGTTTAGCTATTTTAAACACATCCTTTCTTTAAATATAAAAAGAGTGCTTAAATAGCACTCTAATTAACTTCCTTTAATTTATTTTCCAGTTCTTCTCTTTTTTCTGCATTGTTTATAAGATCTTCCCAAGACACATTTAATTTATATTTCTTGTTAAACTTATTCCATTTCTTTTTTAACTTTTCCGAATCACCATTTGTATCCATAGTATTTATAAAATCATTCATATATCTCATACTTCTTGTAGTTTGATATAGTATATCCTCGGCTATTTCATGTAATAATAACTCAATTTCTCTCATCAGTAATTGTAATTCTCTATCGCCATTATCTAATAAAGCTTCCAATTCTTTATCTGAAAGTTCATCTATACTACTTCCTATGTTAGTCAATTCTCTAATTATGTACCTTATCGACTTTAATCCAAACTCTCCAACTAACTCATCATTTTCTATCTTAGAATTTTCAGTTATTATATTCATTAATTCTTCTCTTTGATAATCAGTTGGTTCGTACAACTTAAAATCTTTACTCTCATGTCTAATTTCTTTTTTTTGATGTTTTTTTAATAATTCACTCATTATATTTCTCCTTTTATGTGTTAATTTTTATAACCAGTCTTTTAAATCTTTATATATTGCATTTTCTATCTCGTTACTAGAATCTATCTCATCTTGTGTCCATTCATACACCGGTCTTTCACCTGGTCTTCTACTCCAATTATAACTTCCTTCTTCTATATATTCATCAAGTCTATTTCCTCTATTATCTCCGTTTGCAAGTGTCTCATTGGTCATTATATATTCAAAGGAATCACCTGTTTCATCTACTCTACTTTCCCAATTATCTTCATCTAAAAAACCGCCCTTATCATATCTAGGTATGTATGAAGTTCTATCATATGAATTATACATTTTTTTAACGTTGCCCTTGTACATTTTCTTTACTTTTTTATCCACACTTGTAAGCAATGAGCTAGTTATTGCTTCTTCTAAATCGCCAAATAATTCTGTATCATCATCGTATATTCTTTTCGTCATATTCCCTCCTAATTTTATGCATAATAAAAGACCTAGAAATTTAAACTAGATCTTTTACAATTATTGAAAACTTGCAACCAATTTTATCTTTTTTAACTCCATAACAAACTCATTTGGATAAAGAATTTTTATTTCTTCTTTATTTTTATTACGTAACCCTTTATCTCTTAATGCTTGTATATGCGTATCTCTGCTTATTATGTAATTTGCATTACCGTCTATAGCACACTCAAAAAACATATTATCATCCGGATCTTCACATTCGGTAAATTTCTTTATAGGTTCTATTGGCTCTGTTCTTCTTAAAGCTCTTCCCATAATCTTCATCGTTAAAAATACGTCTTCACTATCAAATTCAAGCTCAGAAAAAGACTTGCCTAAAATTCTAAGAAGTTCTTCTTGCATTTCGTTACTCATTAACAACTTAAACTCACCATTATGTTCAGCTCTTAATATAAGCTTACAATTTTCATCAACTTTAAAAAACGCATCTATAAAAACATTTGTATCTAATACCACTCTCATTATTTCTTCCTAACCTCTTTCAGTATTTTCTTTGTTAAGCTATTTACTTGTTCTTCAGTAAGTCCCTTTCTCTTTATCTTGTTTGAAAATATTCCTGAAATTAGATCCCATTCACATTCCTCATTGTGTTCTTTAACATCGTACATATAATCTTGTATTTTTAGAACATTTTCCATATTATTCACCTCGTTGTTGTTTTCTAGATTTCTAATTCTTAAAAATTCTTTATCATATCTTTTAATATTCACAAAACCACACCCTAAATATATTTGTATAATTATATTTTACCATATATTTACACTTTTATAATTAAGATATGTTCTTCTTTTAACTATATTTTACCACATTTTTCATCTATTTTCTCGCTTTGTCGAACGATTTTTTAAATTTATAGAGATTTTGTATGATAAAAGAGTGGCATATACCACTCTAAGTATTGTTCTTATATTCTTCTATAATTGGATTTAGTTCTTTTGCAACAGTTAGAGCATCGTGAAGAGTATCGACAATTATAGAAAATTCTATACCACACTCTTTAGCATTAATGACCAATTTTCTACTTACTACCTCCTCGATCTTTGTCTTTGTTCCTAATGCAAATACTCCTATCAACATCATTTGACTAAGCTTGGATTTTTCTTCTATTTGTGTATCTGTTAACACTTCTAAATTAATAATGTCTTTAAATAGTAAATCTCTATTTTTAAATTGACAGTCAAATCTAAGTCTATCTGAAAATAAAGATATAGTCTTTACTTCTCCACATTCTTTTTCTATCCCCCAAACTTTATTACTATAAATCAATCTTTTATAATCCAATCCCTCTGTTTCTTTATAGTGCCTCGCTATTCCTTTATTGGATTCTGCAATAACTTCCTCTGTACTCATTGTAAAACCTCTAAAGAAATCCTTTAAAAATCCCATAATACAATCACCTCAAAATTTAACTATAAGGATATTGTACTATATTTAGTAAATTTATTCATTATTTTCTACATATTTAAATGTAAAGCCTTTATACTGCGGCTTTTTACCATTGCAAACCATAGATATCTTTCCGCATTGTAACCTCACTCCAAAAACATCTTCACTAACATTAGACAATTCTGAAAGCGATCTAAATATTCCTAAAGAATTGCCATCTTTAAACACTTCTACTGTTTTTATACGAGTTATTTTGTTTGTGTTAGCGTTTTGAATTCTTATTCTTTCAGCTTCTTCTTTAGGATTATAGTTTGTCCAACCTAACTTGGTACCTTTTGAAAGGTATTTTCTTATTGTGTTTTTATTTGTGTTAAACTCTTTTGCTAAAGTTCCTGTAGTTTCCCAATTTTCTTTGTTGTTCCAGTAATTGCAGACATCTTTAATTTTGTTGTTGTTTAATGCAAATTCTTCACAAAAATAGGTGTCTACTGATTCTAAATTAAATATTTCATTTAATTCGGAAGAACGTATGTGTTTTTCAATTTCTACATTTAGGCTATCATAAAATATTCTAATAACTTTATATCCGTTTTCTCTTGCTAGTCTATCCTTTTCAGAATCAATAAATTTAGATTCTTCTTTAGTCTGTCCACTCATTGAATTATTTCTCCTATGAAAATCTCCATCAACTTCAATTATTATTTTTTTGTCTTCTATTACGAAGTCGTATTTCCCTTTATATAATCTTTTTTTATATTTATTATAAAATTCACACCAATTAAACGCAACTTCTTCTTCGAAGGCAAGGTTTAATTGTCTCAATAAAGAATAAACATATTTATGTCCATAACTAAATCCGTCTCCACAATTACACCCTATTGATTTATTTTTATAAATATCCGAAATTGCATTTGTCTTTATGTTGCCACAATCAGGACATTTAACTTTTACCTTTATCTTGTTTCCGCATGTATATTTCTTAGCATCTTCTTCAGAAATCCACTTCATCATCCAAGGTGCTTTAACATAAATAGAATTTATTTCAGGAACAATGGTTTTTCCATTACAACAAGAGCAGCCCACATCCTGAGTAATCAATGCACTCTCTATAATCCAACCTTCTGTCCAACCGCATTTATTACAGGTATATCTATACCATTTTTCCCTTGTCGTATACACCCTTCCTTTTTTATCGGGTTTTCGTTCTTTAAATCTATACTCTCTATCCGTTATAATTAGATCTCTTTTATCATCCTTAATATGTTCACCTATTTCTTTTTTGAAATCACCAGATATCTTTTGTATTAACCTCCCTATCCTACAGTTTCTAATTTCTTCGCTATAAACATCTCTTCTCTTTTCGTCGTATTCTGCTGTTAAAACTCTCTTTTCTTTATTGTATCCGATTATTTTGAATTTATCATAAATATCATCATATACAAAAGGTACTTCGTATCCAGTACTTTTACTCCAATCAATCAGTCCTAACTTACCACCTTTTCTAGGTAAATCATCTAAAAACACTTTTCTCATATTCAATTCTCCCATCTATTTATGTATTAGATCGCTTCTAAAAATATTCTTTCACCGTTCTTAAACTTACACATAACCCTATTCCCATACAGGTATGCTTCCTTAAACATCTCTTCTTTATCATATAATTCTTCTGCCAACTTATAAACCTCACGCCATTCCAAATACTCAAAGTTTATTTCTTCAACATTTCCATTCTCAATATCATCTAACTTTGTATTCCTTATTACAACCAAATCCCTTTCCTCTAGCGTGTCCACTCCTGCAGCTACACAAGGAACGTCTAAGAAATCAATTTTAACCTTATTATATTTTTTCACATTAACCACCTCATAAATTATTTTGTTTTACTTTATGATTCTATTTTATTCCGTTTTTCGTATTATGTCAATACTATTTTCGGAATTATTTTAGAATAAATAGTGTTTTAATTTTTATTTTAGTATATAATATTACTGAGGTGATTTATTTGATAAAAATGAAACTACATGTTAAGCTTGCGGAACATAGAATGACACAAAAACAACTTAGTGAAATTACTGGTATAAGAGTAGCTACCATAAGTGCCTATTGTAATGATACTAATAAACATATTGTCAAAGAGCATTTAGATAAGTTTTGTAAATTATTTAACTGTCCTCTAGTAGAAATCATAGAATATGTAGACTCTGTTTAGTCAGAGTCTTTTTTTTTTTGCATAATAAAAAGAAAAAGAAAGGGAATATAATCTAAGAACTTCTATGTCAATTCTCTCTTATATCCCCTCCTTAAATTATTTTAATTTTCTAATAAAAAGCAACTTTTATTTTTTTACTTCAACAACTCTATTCATAATAAAATTATCATTTTAATATATTTCTTGATAAAGGTGTCATATAACATTCACCTGTTTCAATGTTGTTTATATGTATATTTGCTTTTATTAATATCTTGTAATTCATATCATTAATATCTAAACTATCAACTATAGCACCATCTTTTATAAATGCTATACTTGAAGTGAGTTGTTTACCCTGTATCGAGATATCAATAATAGTAGACATTCTAGCTTTGATTATTGGTTTACTACCAACTACTTCTTGGTAGAATACTATATGCCCTGTACAACTTTGAACAATTAACTGTGATGAAGAACATCCGCTAACATGAAAGTCATAAGCCGATCTTACTAATTCACTTGCTACAACTTCAATTAGATTGGTTTCAAATCCTATAGTTGTAGAACCACTTATTTCTATTGGTTTTAATTTTGTATTCCTTACAAGTTGATAGTTAACAGTTTCTTCAACTCCATCTATTCTGTTCTGTATAGATTTTTCAAATTCAGTAACAATATTATCTACTTCATTTGTTTTCATTACTACTTTGTTATCCAAATCTTTTATAGAATCATCAATTAGAGTTTCGCCCTGTTCTAACCTATTATTTATATTTGAAATTCTAGTATTGAAATCTTCTAGTTTTAACTCGGTTTCTTCTATTATTTTATTTAACTTTATTAAAGTATCTATTTGTCCTGCAGCATTTATCATTTCATCTGATATTAAAGTTGAATTTGTTACATATAAGAAACTTTGTGTTGTTATATTTTGATCCTCGTCTCTTATTATTAATTCTCCAATATTCACGCCCAATGAATTTATATAGCTATCTTTACATATAATAGTTACTACATTTTCTAAAACAGATATTCCACCTTCTTCAAATTTATGAATTATAGGAATATTATTTTCTTGATTAGCCACAACTAAATCAATTTGACAATTAGTTAAATCTTTAAGCTGGCTATCTTCTATCACTGATATTTTAAGAGTTATATCATCTCCATAATTAAATACTAAATTGCTTTTTAATAATTTGGTTGCCTTTGTATCTAAAGAAAATGAATAGTGTTTCGATATATCTTGCATGTTTTTAAACTCCTTTCTAATATTTTTCTATGCCATTTATCAATTAACAATTCTTGCAAACTCATAAATAGCAGGAGGAAATTAATCCTCCTATGTATTAATTATTATTTATCTTCTTCTTCAGCATCTACATAATATGTATAGAATAAAGATGAATGATTTGGATGCTTTTCAATAGAGAAAGTATAAGTTTGTGTTTGGTTTTCTCTACTAGTTTGCCCTTCTTCTGAAGTTTCCTTTGATAAGGTAGCTTTAGGGAAATATCTATACTTGTATTTTACAATTTTAAGATTTGTATCAAATATAGGTTTCTTTTGAAGTATAGAGAATACTAGCGCACTACTTCCATCTCCACCTACTTCATAATATACATCCTGAGTTTTTCCCATATAGTTATAGGCACTTACAAAGACACTATCTCCTTCTTTTGCTTCTGCTTGAACTATAGTTAAAGTTGTTCCGCTAATTGTATATCCTGTAGTTTTTTCTAAAGGCTTATTGTTTAAATATACAACTATCTCATCTTCATCATTTGGTGTTTGTGGTAATGTTATTGTTTTTTCACTAGCAAGAACATAATTCTTTGGATGAACAAACTTTTTAATTACACCAGTTTTTTCTATTGCCCCCCATTTTGCATTTGATAAATTGATATCATTTTTTACAGAAACTAATTCAAGAGTAACTTCTTCTTCTCCAGGAATAGTATAAATAACTTGATTCTTTATACCTCCTCTAACTTTAGTTTCTGAAGCAGTTTGTGATAAGTTTTCACTTTCAAGTGCATCTAAGAATATTTGCACCCCGTCACTATTTGTTATAACCCAATCACTTACTGAAATTTCTAAAAGGTCTTCGCCAAAATATTTATTTGCTTGTCCCATTCAATTTCCTCCTTTATTATTTTAATTTTTATTTAACAATCCCTAATTATCTGCTTTCTTAAACACGCTATCATAAGGATTATTATTTACGTTTAATTTTGATACAATATTAGGAATATCTAAATCTTCACCATTCTTTTTAGTCATACCACTAGCTTTAAAACAGACCATGTCTTCCCTATTTAATTGTTTCATTAGGCTATAGAAGTCTGCCATTAATCTGTAATATGTAAAATCTGAAATGTTATCACATCTTACATTAGTAGATACAAAAGCTAAAATTGCCTCTATATCCATATCACCTTTTCCAGAATTCATTTTTGCATCAATATATTTTTGTGCTGTTTTAGTAGGTGCAACTAATGGTTCAAATAATAGATTTTGTTCCATGACAATTTTTCTAAATTCATAAAAATTATAAGAATCAATACATGCTATCAATTCATCATTTTCATCATAAATATCAAAACACTGAATCTTATCATTGTATATAACTTTTCTTTTTATAACCATTGTCATCATTTCTATAATTTCGTTTTCAAAATGTTGAAGGCTTAAATTTTTATATACCTTCTCATTTAAAATCATATTTTTTATATCTTCGCTGCTGCTAATTAAATCCTTTTTTTCTTTATATGTTAATTTATTTATTTCCTTTATTTTTTTTACTATTTCACATGAAGTTCTATCAGTATCAATAAAAGATTTCAGATAATCAAATAAATTGTCAAACTCTAATAAACTAATTCCTTCTTGTCTTCTCTTATTGTTTAATTGGGGTATATCTAAGATTAAGTATTTTGTTGCTAAATCTCTGAACCTTTCATACTCCATTATTTTTATTGGATATAAATCTAAATTATTTTTCATTTGAATAGGTTTCATGAGATAATTTCTTAAATCGCTCATTACTTAACCACCCTACTTAAAGGAACTAAATTAATTGAAAACCTAAGAGAAGTGTATAACATATTACCGTCTTTACTAAGTCTACCTGACTCGGCATCTTCTAATGAAAATTTTAGATTTCCTAACTCTTCAATATAACTTTCATCAGTTATGTATAATTCATCAAATATATTTGATATTCTATTAGCTATTTCATATAATCTTAGACCATTTGATATTTCAAAATACTCTGAAGCTGAAATAACATTTACATCTATATACATAATGTTGCTACTACCAAAGATAGCTTTAGGGACATTCAAGAAAATACCATTAGACAACGTGATGTCCATATCAGGATTAAATGGCAGTAATGTTATTAAATCTTTGACATCATCTTCAGTTAAATCAGGTTGATCTACCTTTTGATTTGAGTAAGTTAATCCCCTTTTACTCAGAGGATTACGATTATTATAATACACCAATCTTTTAATCTCTTGGTTTTCAATTATTTTTTCATGCGTATATTGTAATATCATACTTACTTTCTTTAATTTAGAACTTACAGTATTTAAATACTTATTATTAATATCATTCATTTGCTCACCTACCTAACCAATGATATATCTTTTTCTACTTTAATTTCTTTGTTGACCAAGTATTTTAGAGTTATAAAATCACCGTAAACATTACATTTAATTTGAATTTGTGAACTATCTTGACTTATAATTTCAACAGAATCAGAATAGTCTTCTATTTCCCATGTTCCATCAGGGTTGCTTATTGTATAAGTTTCAATTTGTCCTTTTCTAATTGAATCAGCACCGCTTATTATATATTCGATAGGGATAGTTGGTTCGTCTACAGAAGGTAAATCGCCATTGTATGCAATACCATTTTTAATATCATCATAGCCTTCCATATAATTGCCTTTCTTACATGTAAAAGTAAGTAAATTATTATTATATGTAGAAATATCTCCAACCACATATATTCCCATTTTAGAATTCCCAAATATAAACCTAGTGTTAAGCGGTATGTTTTCTGTAATAGAGTTTCTTTGAACTGTTACTTTTATCTTTGTATCAACATCGGATAATATTTCGCTAGATGATGAAAATATTTTTACACCATAACTTTCTCCTTCTGCTATACAAGGAATTTCTAAATCTTCGTTTAACTTAATTTTTTGATTGCAATGTTGAAAATAATTCACATCATAACCACGTTTATTCATAGGTTTAGACATACATAGATAATAATCGTCTACCCCCGTAACCTCATTTGTATGCATTAAGCAACTTCCGATCTTAACAAGATTAGGATAATTTTTAACTTCCCACATAAAATCAGAATCACTTGTATTTTTATTGTTTTTATATTCCATCAACACTTTACTAGGAGTGTTGTCAATAAATACTTTTTTTGCTTTACTACTATTAATAAGTACATCAAATTCAGTTACAACATTTTTATTTGCTTCTTCGTATTGAATCAACATATCATCAATTATAGCTTGTCTACAACTTTTACCATATGTACCGTTAATTTTTCTAATATAGCTTAAATTCATTACAACCCTCCTTTCCGATTAATAAGGTAATAAAAACTTACCTGTTAATCTATGTTTAGTATTGTAATTTGCTAATTTAGTTGAAAATAAATTTCTTTTGTAAGTAATCATATTTATAAAACTCGTTCTTTCTGCTGCAGGTGAAAATACTTTGATATCATCACCTAAATATTTTTGCATTGTCTTTAATTTAACTAATTCCTCATCAAAATATTTAACTACCATCATATCACTAATTAAATCTTCTTCTATTGCTGTTAAATCAAAATTGAACTGCTCCATAAAATCATTCTTATCTAAGAAATTTATATTTTGTTGAACTGCTATTAAAGGCTGTATTTCATTTAAAGAATCCTCTAATAACTCTAAAGTTCTTTGAGATAATATTTCTTCGAACTCTTCCTCTGTAACAGCACCGATACAGAAATACTCTTTATCTTGTTTAATTTTTCTGATAAATCTATCAGTTACATTCTCGTAAGGAGTCATAATAACCCTCCTTTATTATTTCTTAGTTGTCTTTCTAGTTCTAGTATTTTTAGGTTTCTCAACCTTAATTTCTTCTTTGACTTCTTCATCAACAACACCAGTTTCTACTTCTTCTTCAACGACTGGTACATTTTCTGTTGGTTGTCCTTCTAATTCAGACTTTCTTAGGCCTTGTTCTAATTCTTCTTTTCTTGCTCTTATATAATTCTCTACCTTATCAGCTATAAAGTATTTATTCGTATTCTTTAAATATATTAATTGTGATAAGAACATATCTATTACTGATTTATTTGTTATAGACAAAATTGTACTTATTACATCATCATTTGGATTAAGTATCATATACTCAATATCCTCTCTAGTGAAAGACTCAGTTTCTCTTGCAAGATTTATATTTAACATTCTAAATATTTCTTCTTCCATCTCCGGTTCAAATCTAAGCTTTCTTTTTGTAAATATATTTTTATCTAATCTATGCATATTTCTTATTTCCGCAAATGGTAAATAAACATAATAAGGTTCCCCATCTTCAGTTTTAGGTGGAAATATCAAATCATTTCCCCTAGGATCAACCGAAGGTGCAAATATTTTATTATCATAATCGTTATAAACATTAATCATATCGTCATTTTTTAACATACTCTCATTCTCCTTTTATTATTTTAATTTACAAAGGGCAAGATATTTCACTTGCCCACTTTTATTATTCAGACTTCTTTAATTTAGCTATCTTTTCAAGTTTGTCGATGCATACACCGAATTCAACACCAGTAAACTTAATAGAAATTGTTTCTGAATTGTTGTCGCTACTTACTAGAGTCCTCATAGCCCCCTTAGTATACATCTCTCCGATTTTTCCAGCAAAACCAATAACTAAATCAGCAGGTAATAATGTTTCTCCATTACCCATTTTCTTACCAGCTTTTACTTGTGCTAAGTTTGTTCCATTATAAATATCTAAAATAGTAGAAACATTTACTTTATCTTTCATTGCTTCAGAATACCAATTTTCCATTCCTGTAACTTTACATACAGCTCTCATAGTAGTAGATAAACCTATAGCTGATGGGATTCCCTCAAAGCAATTATCACATAAATAACCTGTAAATTCATCTACAGCAGATTTTGTAATAGCACCACTATATTCAACAACGTTATCTCCACCTGCTAATAAAGTATCTATGTAATTCATTATTAAAGCAAATCTCTTAGCTTCGAACTCTTGTAAAGCAAATACAGCTAATGTTGCAACTCCTAAAGCTCCATCTCTTCTTAAATTAGACATAGGAATTTCAGTTTCAATCTGTAAGTGCTTTTCAACTACATTACCAACAGTAAAATCAATATATGATTTATCTGCATTACCTGTTCTAGCTGCTGTTTCATGTGCAACTAAAGTATTTTTATAAGATCCTCTAACTTCAACTTTATCAAATTCACCATGAGAATTGAAAGTAAACATTTCATTTAATAATTCAGTTGGTGCTGCAAATATTTCAGGTTCTATAATTTTTAATACAACCTCTGCGATTTCTTCCTTTGCTTGCGTGCTACCATACTTCCATGCTCTACTAACAACATCGTTCATAGCCGCAGAAAAAGCCTTTTCTTCTTCTGATAAAGCAACTCCTGAATACACATTTTTAGCCCATGTTAAAGCTTCTCCATTCTCGAAAATATCATTAATTCTTTCTTGTGATAATTCTATTCTTTCCATAATTTATATTCCTCCTTCTATTCCCTTTAATTATTTTGTAACAACGAAACCAAACATAGCGTGTCCTGCTACATTCATTTTTCCTAATGATTTAAGACCAGTATCAGTATCTTGTGTTTCAGTTCCTTTTAATTTACCATTTTCAACAATTAAGTATTCACCTACAGCACCCTTATTATCTTCTCCGTCTATATCCGCTGAAGCTAAACAATCAGTAGCGAATCTTTCCCCTTTTTGTAAAACTCTTAATCCACAATATTCATCTTTTAATATTGTGTCTTGTTCAGCATCCCAGTCTGAAACTGGATATCCCATCGCTACATCTTTAGTAACTTTTACGTCTCTAACAACTACACCGACAACTTCTTCAGTGCTTGTAGCTTTAACAAGCTTACCATTTGAAACTTTAACAAAATCTCCTCTCTTTAACTCTTCACCAGCTTGATATTGTGCGTCTACATTAACGCCTAAAATAGTTTGTAAATTTTTAATCATACTTATTTCCTCCTAAATTATATTAATTTTTATTTTGGGTTCTTATCCCAATTATCTTCTCTTACCAGGTTTTCTTATGAAATCTAAAATTGGATTACCAGATTCACCTGAATATTCATAACTTGAAGATGAATTTAAATCTGTACTAACCTCAATTTCTTTTGTATTCTCTATTTTTTCTTCTGAAATTTCAGTTTTTGAAACATTTTTTAATACTGCTTCAGCAATAAATACTTTAACCTTACTCATATCTGCTTCTGCAATAGCTTGTTTAAGTTCTTCACTAGCCTCAATGTCTGCCTCGCTTATGTATCCACTAGATAACGCAGCTTGGCTACATTCTCTTCTCTTCTTTTCTAACTCTGCTACTGCTTTTTCTTTTTCGATTTCAGCAACAGTTTCTTTAAATACTTCTAACTCCGCTATTGTCTTATCTTTTTCAGATAATAATGCTTCCTTTTCGGCTAAAGTTTCGCCTAATTTAACAATAGAATCAACCTTTTCTGATAATTCAGTTTTTACACCTTCTAATTCTGATACTTCAACAACACTTTCTTTAGGAACAAATGTCATTTTTACATTTTCTTTAGAAACTATTGAAACCTCATTATCTTCCCCTACTGAATAAACAACCTTTAAATAGTCATCTTCTAATTCATTAGCTCCTTCTTTTTTAAAGTAAGCTATATTTTCTAAAGGATATATAATACTATCATATAACCAATAATCTTCTTCTTTTTCTAATTCCCATGCTAATTTACATACTTTTCTTCTAATGTCCCCTAAAGTCAAGGCAGAAACTTCTATATTTTCTTGCGAAACTTCTGTTTCTACAATTTCTTTATCCTTATCCATCTTATCTCCTCCTTCTTTAAAATTATTTATATCTTGCGCTATAGCACTTGATAACTCATCTTCAAAATTATCTTCTTTTTCTGCAACTTCTAATTCTTGCACCCCTGCACATTTAAAAGCAGGACTTACCCTACTTCCTAATAAGCAGTTTCCTATGAAATAGAAATCATCAATAACTTCGATTGTTTTTCCGTTTTCTATTTCATTATGACTTTGAGTGATAACCATTTCCCAACTACTCTTTATCGGATCACCTTTTTCAAACCTATCAATTATAACTTTTTTTGCATTTTCAAATCTATTCCATAGAATAGCTTTTCCACAGATATATTCGACATTATCAATTTCTCGTATCTCACAATCTGTATAAACTCCTAATGCATCAGTATCTAAATAAGTTTTATTTATAACTTCACCATTAATTACTTCATACTTAGTTTTTTTATTATGCCCCATAAAGTCGGTTTGGCCATTAACAGTCTTTAATCTTCCAACTAAAGGCATGTTTATCATAGTAGATATTTTGTCTTCTACTCCTTCTCTTTTAATTTTTTTACCATTAGCATTAGTAGAGAAGTCGCATAATATAAAATCTAATATTAAATTGCCTTTTACATCTTCTGATACTTCAATATTATTACTAGAAAATATGAAATTACTATCCATTCAATCTCACCTCCCTTAAACTTTAACATCATTATTAGACTTGTCTTCTAAAGACTTGTCTTGGTTTTCTGATTTCTTTGAACCATTAGAGTTTTTATCTGGATCGGTATTATCTATTAGCTGATTACTATTTGATGTATAACTATTACCATGAGGTATAAATATTTCTTCATCAAATTTATTATCATTCTCAGCCTTCCTTCTAGATACTTCTTCGTCATAATCTAAACCTAATGCTTCTATTGCAGTTTTGTAACTTAAACCTATCTTAGAATAAACAAGATCGACAAGTTTGCTGCAGCTATCCAAATCAAGTAATAATGTATTTTGAATATTTATAGTAGGTGCATATTCTGCTGGAAAACCATTTTCATCTAATATAACTTTGTATAACTTATTTAATATTCTTTCAAGACCACGATTTATTTTATTGATCGTCTTTAATAAATCTTCATAGTTAATCTTAACTACATTAGCCCCATTTTTACTTTCATTACTAGAGAATGTAATTCCACAAGCTCCTAAAACTCTATTACGGTTAGATGAAACTATATCATTATCTGTAGGATCAGCTTTAGGTTCTAGTATTTCTAAACTTTCAACCAATCCAGTAGAAGTATAAATAACCACATCAGAATCCATAGCTTGAAGTAGTGATGCTTGTGCATAACCAACTGCGTTGATGTCTATTTGCCCATTATCATCTATACATTCTTTTCTCATCTTTTGATAGAATACCTTCTTAGCCTTTGCTTGTAAATTCTTTCTATCTACATTATCAATAGTTTCCAATGTAAGAAGTGGTGTAAGTGCTTTGAATAATGGTGTAACTCCATATTTCTTCCCCATGTTATTGATTCTATTTACACCTATTCTTTCAGGATTCAAATATACATAATTATCGTTATTTTTATATGCTTCATATACTTCCTCTGGATAATCTCTTTTTACTTCTTCCTGGATAATAGTTTTTATATCCACCTTTTGCTTTGTTTTCATTTTTCCGTATTTATTGATACTTCCTTGTAATCTAGATTTTAATTCATTTACATTGAATACGACTAAAGGTTCACCATCTATAGTTCTATCTGTGATTTCAATTATATCTAAAGGATATTTTACTACCCCATAACCATTATCACTATCACCTTTTAAATACATTATAAAGTTTCCTTCAGTATATACAGACATTACATTATCAACTATAAGTTTTTTTATATCTATATTTGAATTAAACTTATTAATGAGCGATCTTATCTCATCTTTCATTTTTGATTCTTTTTTCTTAGCTGACTTGTTGATTCCTCCCACTAAAGGATAATTAATTGTGAAATTTGTATTAATATTATTTTCTAATATTTCATATGTTTTTCCAATTAAATCAGATTTGTTTAAATAATATTGAATTATTCCATTAATTTTTATAATCTTTTCTAAGTTTGTTTGAGTATTTTTAGCCAGGCTAGATATTTGTTCAGGAGTAGTAACATACTCATTATTGTCTTTTATAAGTAATCTATCATATAAATGACTTAACTTTTCAACATCATATTCAGCTAATTGTAAATAATCATCAAACTGTCCCTGATGTACTTCAAATTCAGATGCAATGTAATTTCCATCAATATTACTTATAACTATTTTTTGACCTGATTCTAAAACTGGAATATTTGCTTCAATTGTTTTCGACAAAATTTCACCTCCTTTATAAATTTATTGAATTTACGAATATTGGCATTGAAGACCAATCGTTAGCTATTCTTTCCTTTTTTGTTATACTTTCTTTTCTTAAATTTTTTAAATGCCATGCCAACATTACTAATGAATAGGCTCTATCATCATGCATTCTATTCTTCTTTTCTGGGCTTAGTCCGTATCTATAAGAACTACCAGCATCTCCTCCATATTTCATGGTAGCAATTAATTCTTCCTTAGCAATATCTATATTTTTTAATGCCAATTCTTCTTCCCATGATAATTTATGAGTTTTATAAGACAAACCTTTAATCTTCTTGACTTCACCTGTTTTTTCATCTACTTCCTCAATAATCTCGTTTTCATTTTCTTCGGCAATATTCAGATATCCTTTTAAGTCGTATTCTTCTGTAAATTCTATCAATCCCAAATTTAATAACTCTATAAAATCATCAAACATTTCAGTCCTATATCTCTTAGGCTGAATCAATTTTAATTTGTTAACAGCATTAGGAAAATCTCTTACGTTATCAGAACACTCTTCTTTATCAATCAACCCTTTATGTTTAACCCCATATCTATCTATCCAGTCTTCCATAAAATAAAAGGGAATTTGGTTTCCTCCACCGCCTGAACCTGCGTCAATAAAAAGATAGTCTATATTTTCATAGTCAGCAAAACCTTTTCCATTATATTTTACCAACATATCTTTTATTTCTTCTATCTGTTTAGGTGTAGATATATTGTTATTTTTATTCTTTTCTCCTAATTGTTTAAAATTGATTATGTTTTGTATTTTTAGCTTCCACCCTATGTTATCATCGTAAATATACTCACCAACCGAAACAACTGAATTATCATAGTTTAAAGCTGGATCGTATGCAATCGCAAACTTTCTCTTCGTGTTATCTACGTTGGATAATAAAGGCGCTCTTACAACAGAATTATGTGCGATAGTAGAACGCTTAATAGGATATTCATCCCCACCGTCAGAATCGAATTTATTTAAATATTCTCTGCTTGCTTTTGCAGGATTGGTTCTTAAAGCACTATCCACCTTGTCCCTTGATAATAAAGGAACACTTAAAGCTATTCCATTTAATGTAGCACCTATAATGACTTCGCAGTCAAGTGAAGCCACAAAGTATTCGGGATCTCCCATAAACATTCTTTTACTCCATTCAGCATATTTTTGATAGAAGTTTGAGTCTGTATCACTAGCAGATGAACAGAGTAATAATTGGTTAGGTATGTTATCAGGTAATAAATCTGTATTAATTCCACCACCTAATTTAAATGAAGAATCTTGTAAACAGAAACCGCTTGTAGTCTCTATATACTCATCAGAAAGCTTTCATCAAAGAAATCCACTTTCATCATATAGATTTAAGTTGCTTCTTTTTCCTCTTGAGTTATCTGAATCTCCTGATACTGTCTGTACAAAACTACCGTTATATAATTTACATCTAAATCCTTGTGGGTGATGTACGAACCCATCATGATTTGCTGAACCAACGACTTCTCCGATGAATATATCAGTTAACCCAGCGAATGATTCAATTTGTTGTTTTGCTATACTTTCCATCTTTACCGCAGAAAGGTATCTTGAGATTGCATAGCAGTTAGTGATAATATGTAACTTGCAAAGTTAGGATAAAGCATTAATTTAGTCATAACAAATGGGGCAGACAATGTACTTTTACCGTATTATGTCAGCCTCCATTACGACTCATAAGCCACAATGAAAATTGCTTATCCCAACTCGACATAAAAGCATACTTTTGATAATCCATGAAAGTTACTCCTAAAAAAGTCTCAGCAAACCAAGCAGGATGTTTTCTTCCGTATTGAATTATCTCGCTGTATTTCTTTAACCCTTCTAATTTCTTTTGAGTTAATCCTAATTCACTATCTCTGTTTATGATTGTAATGGACACCTTTGAAACCACCCCCTTCTTATATAAGAAAAGTTTGCAAACGCAACAAAAGACGTGTTACCACGCCCTCAATTTCTTAAACATATTTTAATTTTTATCAATTTCTTCTAATAACTTTTGTTTGGCTAACTCTTTTTCTTCTTCAATAATTTCATTAGCATATTGAATTACAGTCATAGGTTTTATAGATTTTTCTATCTCTTCTAATTCTGAAACCCTTTGCTCGTTCTCCTCAATTATTTTGTCTACGTATTCTCTGGTTATTTCCCCTACAGAAGGTATATCTTCCCATTCTACATCCTGTAAATAATTATCTGTTGTATAATCAACATTATTTAAATGACAAATAACTTTTAATTTTCTATTCTCTTCTTTCAATGAAATATACAACTTGTAATACTTATCAATTAAGACTCTTTGCTCTTTTATCATATCCATAGAAGCATCATCACCCCAATTAAGATTTTCGACTATGCCTCTAGCTGATTGCTTTGCTACTTGCTCCATTCCTAATGAGGTTCTAATATCGTATAGATTTACTTGTGCTTCATCAAGATTTATCTGCCTTAATTTATAAAGAGTACCTGTCAATGTATTTGCACCTGCTGTCTTTTTACCACTCCATAAATCGGTTAATTTATTGTCTTTAGCAGTATCTAATATAGTCTTAGATAAATCTTTCTGAATAGCTGTCATTTGCTTTATACTTCCTAATTGGTCATCCAATTTAGTTAAATCCTTAGTCTTATCAGATAAACTTTTAGATATTACATCTACTGCCCTTTGTGTTCTAATTATAGAAATTATGGCATTTAGCTTGATTGAACTTTCTTTTACGTCTTCATCTCCCAAAAAAGTGATGAGTTGACCACATAATAAATCCTGATTATCTTCTCCTTCAAATGGATAGTAGCCTAATATTTTTATGATATCATCCTTATTTCTCTTAAACTCTAATTCTTTTTCTAATTCTAACTCATCAAATTGCTTAACTGTATTATCTACTTCTTCATCATCGCCATCCAGGTTTAATTGTTGTCCATCGTCAAATGATTTACCTGTATTCTGTTTCAAAGAGTTTGCTTGTTTTATATATTCTTTCCATATGTTAAGTCCATTTTCAGCTAATCCTAATTTCGGATTATACCCTATAGCACCGTAAGAATCATTAAATATATCTTCAGTGTAATATGTTCCCACAGCTCTACATGTTTTATATATGCCTATTTTTATATCACCTGATTCAGTAATGTATTCTAGCAACAAAGAGTTAAGACAATCTTTACATATGTTCATCCTTGAGTTGTATTTATTTATTCTAGAATATGACATATAAAAACCTCTTACCGTATCTAGTATTTTCCCACAATTACTACACTGTTTTTTATCTTTTAAAAATTCTTCTACTTCCTTAGCTGATATAGTAGACTTAGAAGCAGTTTTTTTAGTTGTGGTCGTTCTAGCCACTATTCTCACCTCTTTTATTATTCTATAAACACACTCTAAAATGCGCTTAATTAAACAATAAAAAGCCGAGGATGTTTCACCCCAACTATTTTAATTTTTATATAAAATTTCACTTTTAACTACTATTCAACACTTAGCATTGCATCTTCATACCCTATATCATGAGCCATTCTTAAAAATTCCTTTATCAAACAATGAATACAAGTATCTTCATCAGCTTCAGCTAATTCTTCAAGTAAATCTACTGTAAGATCTTCTAAAGTAGAATCAACAACTTCCTCATTCTCTAACATCTCAATTTCAGCTTCAATATCTTCTTTTATTCTTAATAATTCTTCTAATCTATTATTCATATACATTCTCCTTTTATCAACAAACTTTAATTCATTTTTATGTATTTATCATCATTTACGAGTAACTTATATTAGAAACTAATTTACTAATATATTATATGTACATTTAATTCCCTTATTTTCTTCAAAAATATCTAATACTGCACAAGCTTTAGATCCACCAAACATAAAGTCTTGACTATACTCATCTTCTCCCATTATAGAAGGTAAATATATAACTTCTTTATTATTGGTGTCTCCTGTTGATACAGTCTTTCTTTTAGAATGATGTAAATGTCCAAAGTAAACATAATCAATAAATTTCTTTAATTTTAAAGTTACATCGCCTATAACCTTGTTTTCATTAATTTTTCTATGCCCATGCCTAGCATAAATATTATACCCTAAAATATCATAAGAACAATATTGTCCATTGTATTCTGGTACTGTAATTCTAGGATTATTTTCAGTCATATCTTTTATGTATGTAATTATTATTCTTTCCATGTTCTCGCACGTCCATGTTCTGTCGCCAAAACTTCTGATTTCCGAATGATTCCCTTCTAAGACATGATGATATGTAACTTCTAGCTCCTCGCTTAGTCTATTTAAGAATTTAACCATATATTTGGCCAATTTTATAACCTGATCCGTAAATCCATATTGTAACGATTTTAATTGTGATATTCTTAAAGACATTCCTTCTATATCATCACCACAGTTTAAAACATGTAATTTTGATATTCCTAAATCTCTGCAAATTTCAATTGTTTCAGATGCTAATTTATTCATTCTTTCATAAAATATCTTTTCATTATATGAATTGCCTAAAATCTCAAAACATTTACCAAAATGAAAGTCTGAAATACCTAATTGTGCAACTTTATTTCCTCTGTTTATTATTAAAGGCTTGAAGTCTGGAACTTCTGTGTTTTTAACACTTCTTTTAAACTCATCATAAAGCATTTCATTTCTTGCATCTATTCTTTTATATTTATTTAATTCTAGTTTTTCAGTTCTAACTTTTAGTTGAATCTTTTCTAGCTCATGTATTTTATCTTCAATTTCTTTTATCTTTTCATTATCAGAAATATTATTAATATTACTTTCATCTAAGCTATCTAACATAGGTTTGACAACATAATATGCTTTTCTAGCATTATCAGAGCTATATTTATCTTCACCTAATATTAATTTAGCCCATTCTGAATAATCAAGATCATATTCTTTTCTATTATCAGTTATTCTCTTATAGAATCCTAATAAACTTTCATTTTCTTTTCTTAAATAATCTCTCATTCTCATCTCTCCACTTTGTTAATTTACTATTATTTCAATTCCACAAATAGGGCAATATATAAATTTTATATCTCCTACCTTTTCAAAATTCCCTAATTCAATCTCTTGATCTACATTTATTTCTCCACATCTATTAGGACATTTCACCTTTTGAACTCTTTTCTTTCCCATCTCTAATCTCTCTTTTCTTAGTTAATATAATAAAGACGTATAAGCTAAGAATTGGCTCAACCTATACGTTATATGTATTTCTTAAATTTTATGATATTTTTAGTTCTTTCTCTACATCAATCCCTATGTTATTAGCCCATGTTCTAACTATTTTCTCAACAGAAAATGTCTCTTCTTCTGTTAGCACTTCTATATAGGATTGGTTTGATTTCTTATTTCTCGCTTTTATATTTATTCCTAGTTGGTAATTAACTTTGCCATACAACTCACTATATGCTTTTCCAAAAGCACCACTAAATTCTTTCATAGCAATAATTCTTACCAATCTATTAATAACCTTTCTGGCTTCTTTTATGGTTAATGAATTTTCAGTTATGATTTTAATTTCATCTTCTAATTCAGAAATTCTTTTATTTTTAAGTGCAAATAATTTAGCATTAATAACACAAACTTCATCAAAATTACCATTCATCTCAGCTTCTATTCTTTGCAACATAAGTTGCTTTTCTTCTGATATTTCATTTATGACCGTTTCAATATTGCCTTGACCTTGTTCTGCATCATGTGCTATATCTAATAATCTACTTCTTAACTCAATAGCAACTTCTGAATCTCTCAACAACATACCTACATTTAATATGGCTCTTTTGGGAAATAATATTAAGCCTCTATTCGGCACTTTTATTTCATTATTTTCTATTCCCCCTTTAAGAAGGTTTAGGATTTCTGCTCTTTTATATAATCTCATTCCATTATTCTGTATCTCATTTTGATTATCTTCAATACAACTTTCCAATGTTTTCAACTTTATACCATAATATTGTGAAACCATTTCCTTTGTGGCAAAATCAGTATTAGGAAGCAATAATAATTCTCCTACTTGTTCCAATACCTCAATTCTACCCACTACTTCTTCTCTCATTTTCTTATTTTCTAATAATTGATTTTCTCTTTTCATTTCAATATCTCCTTTTATTATGTTAATTTATATTATAAAAGGAGGTTAGCTGTTCCCTCAATCTATATCCATTCTATGTAATATAGATAACTATATCTTTTAAGCCTACTAGCGATTCCATCCACTAGAGGGTAGTTATACCGTAATATTTCAAACAACTTACCACATGATAAGCTCTATAAAAATATTATGAGGTGGTTTTGGGAGAACCATCCTGAAACTCAAACCCCTATATGACCTTTATAGGAATTATCATAGTCGTAGATTTATAAAACAGCTCTACTTCTGCTGAGTTGCACCTTGTGTCTGAGGTGTCTAACTTATGGACTACTCATAAAGAATAATTAGGTGGTTTTTATGTCAGTCGTTCAACAACTCACTTTTATTAACGTCTCATAACCATAAAAAGAGGCATCTACATAAAATAGGTTTTTCTGTTGCCTACCAACGACGTGCAATTAAATCACGTAAATCTCAGTCCCCACACTCCACTATTTCGACCACGAATAGTTTCAAAGTGTTTTGAAACATTATCTTGCTGAGTGCTAGTAGCATAGTCTTACCTTCAAACACAAGATAATATTAATTCTGCATTCACTCCATTAGCAATTGCTACTCATATACTAATTTCAAAGTGAACTATTCCATATTCTATAAACCTGCTAAACTAAACTTAAATATGAATGTTCCATACGTATTGAAACAAGTTTAATGATCCAAAAAAGTATTTATATTTAATAAAGTATTATGGGGATCAATTTGAAATACCACTATCCCACACGTGAATAGTATATTTGTATAGTCGAGTCATATGTACCCGCTATTATATTAATTTTTATAGAATCTTATTCTAATTCTTCTTCCTCTTTTACTGTCCATGTTAAAGTTCCATATTGTCCGTTATAAGTCTTTAACTTTTCAGTAATATCTTTTTCTCCTTCTTCTTCAATTTCCATTGTAAAACCTTGTAATTCATCGAGGTTCAGAAAGCCTTCTATACTTAATTTGGTTGTAGTTATCTTTTTCTCTGATATTTTCTTTCTGCTCATATTATTTCAACTCTCCTCTTTAAAGTAATATTTATCCTTATATGATCTCCCATATAACTTATTTTCTTTATTTAATCTTCTAGCAATATTTTTGTTTTCGATATAAAAACCTACAATTTCCACACTTCTAGTTGAGAAGTCATTTATAGATTTAAAAACACCTATTAATTTATCTTTTTCCCACACAGATATCTTTTTAGAGCCCGTTATTGGTAGATATTCTACCCACCCAATTTCATTTCCTTTTCTTATATAATTACGTACAGTCGTATCAGATATGTCAAAATCTTTACATATTTTTAAAACATCATCGCCTTCTTTATATTTATCACAAACCTCTTTTACAATATTTTTCAGTGCGAATTCTTCACATTTTAACCAATCTATTTTAGATAAATCAAATACAAGCGATAATTTACTATTCAATACATTCTCTTTAATGTTACCTTCATCTGATATTCTAATTGTTTCTTCTCCTAAATACTTTAAACAATTTCCATCTCTTTGCTTGTCTATGTATTTATGCATCTCTGCTGTCATTCCGCTCATATTGTTATCTTTCCTATGAAAGCCGCCATCAGCTTCCAAAGGAATTTTTCTATCATCTTTATATATAATAAAATCTATATATGCTTGTGTTAGTTTATTATTCTTAGGATTTATATATTTATTCCAATCGTATACGACCTCTGTCTTATATTGTGCATTTATTTGTTTTAATACAGATATTATATACTTAGATAAATAAGACCTGCCATCACCACAAGTACATCCTATCGTTTTTCTGTCATAGATGTTTGAAATTTTACTATATTTTTTAGTTTTGCAGTGAGGACAGATTACTTTAACCTTCTCCCCTCCGCCACAAACACTGTATCTTTTTGCAAAATTCTCATCAACACCTAACTTTATTAACCATGGAGCTAATTTCCATGCAGAATTTATATCTGTTACTATTGAATGATTGGCGCAACATGAACATCTATTTTTCAAAATTGTTGCCCCACTAACCCATAACTCTTCTCTATATTCACCTTTTTTGTAATGTTCCCCACAGTCAAATCCGCAAATATTGCACTTATATTTATATACATATTCATTTCTTCCTGCTGAATTTTTCTTTGAGAATTTTTTGTCGATTACAACAATATCTCTTTTTTCGTCTTTGAAAACATCTCCTATTTTCATTATTATCACTTTCCTTTATTATTTTATTTGATTCTTACCCAAACACCACTAAGGGTACAAAATCATTGAGAAGAGAACAGAATTGGTGTCATTCTAATTCCCTATAGGAAAGTGTAGATAACTTTTCTGTTACCTTCTCAATGATAATCAAATAAACAGGCTAAAGTTTTAAACTCTAGCCACAATATCACCTACTCATTAACTATTTCTTTGATCTTGCTTGATTGCTTATATGCAACTTTTACTTTACCAGGAATTATCATAGATTCACCTGTTTGAGGATTTCTACCAGTTCTTTCAGCAACCTCTCTAGTTTCTAATGAACCTAATACTCCAAAAACTACTTTACCATCTTCTAATAATCCTTCAACTACAACTTCTTCTAAAGCTGCAATTAATTCCTTTGCTTTCTCTTGTGATACTCCTGTTTTTGTTGCAAAATTTTTTCTCATTTCTGTTAAATTCATTATTCTCTCTCCTTTAATCTTCTCTTTTATTTTATTAATTTTTATTTACCTCACTCCCCTATAAGAAAGGACTGCTCAACCGTACGAACAGTCCAAAATATAAAAGGGAGATGAGAATTTATGAGATATGCCCCGAAGGGCTTGGTATATTAAAGTATTTCTACTATAAATATCTTGTAACAGGGAACTTAGATATTAGTGTCGACTTGTCCCCTAAGAAAATATTTGACTTTATAAAGCCTATATGATAAGATAATATTGATATATTATACTCTTATCATTATATCCCGTAAGAGCAACCTCGCAAACCATTGATATTACTGGGTTTACGAGGTGTTGAAAAATAAAAGTTTAAGGTTTTTGTATAATTTCAGCTCTTTTTAATTTAATATACTTATATCCAAATATGTCTATATCTCCATTTTTATCTTTAATTAAAATATATTCATTTTTATTATTTACGTTTTTAAATAAAGATAATATATTTAATGTTTGAGATTTGTATAATAAACTTAACATTATCATTCCTATTTTAGAGAAATCATCTTCTCTCCTTCCTTCCCCAAAACATTTTTGCATTATTGAATATAGTGTTTTAGGATTTACTTTCATTTTTCTTAAAGAATCTAATGCCTCTTTTTTTGCATTGGCTCTTATAATCTCCTTTTTAGATTGACAATATTGACAACTAGGTAAAGACAGGAAATTTATTTTTCTTGAACATTTTTTTACTATATTATAAATATTAGTATGTTGTTCGCTCATATTCCTAACTCCATCCAAGGTTTTTGCTTGAACCAATAAATCTCCTATAGTCTTATTTCCTCTTACACTTCTAATTCTACATTCATCTAATATTTCTTCTAAATAATCCATAGGTGTATTAAATTTAATTGTATTTCTGTATGTATTATCTTGAGCAACATATTCAAAGAATTTAGGAACTATCATTTTTTTAATTTTCTTTTGCTCTCCTTTAACATTTAATTGCGGAACTTTTATAATTTCGCCAGTTTCAGAATCAACTTTCTCCTCAAACAAATATTCAATATCAAAATCTATAATTGTTTTACCTTTATATTTCATGTCATTTATATTTTTTAATTCCTTTGTCATAGATATGTTATCAAAAGATTTTTTAGCCTTATCTAGTTCTATTTGAGATAAACTAGATAACATTGATGATATATCATATAGCTTCTGAATCAATTCTTCGTCCATTCCTTTTGATTTACAGTTCCACATATAACTATTTATTATTTGAGACTTATTTATTATCTTTCCTATAAAATTATTGCTTAAAACATCATCTAATTCAGCCAATTCATCAAGTGTATTATATCTTATTTTACTATCGCCTTTAACCAAGTTTAATGGAGTTTTATACATTTGGCATTTCTCTGCAACATCTACAAATGTTTTGTGAGGGATATGTAACAACGTATCAGAATCATAATCAAACCCCTGTCCTCTATCAGGAAAATCATTATCACTAACATTTACAATAGTTATATTATTACTAAAATTAAACCATTTATATTCATCATGCCATTTGTTTGTTGCCACCATTACATTACCTGAATTTATATGTGGATTTCTAAATGTGGCCAATTTTTGATTATCTTCATAGAATTTACAATATATCTCTGTCCCTTTAGCTAAACATGTGTTATCATACTCCCCTATACTATGTAATAACATTTCATAAGGGTTTGCCACTATGGTTGAGTATATAGTATCTTCCAATCTTATTTTTCCTTTTCTAAGTTCATTTATATAGCATTTTATTTGATCTCTTCTAAATTGTTTAAATATTTTTGTATATTGAAAATCACTATTTATAGCTAAAATGTTATTTATCATTTCACCAGTGGAATAATTACCATTATCTGATTTGAAATCTTCTTCATTATCCCAATCAAGTTCTTCTATATCTTTCTCTAGCTGCTCTACTACTGTTTCTTTTATTGCTATATGATTTTTAAAATAAGCTAAATCAGTCTTTAATAATCTAACATATTCTAATTCATGCCACATTAATTCTTTTATCTGTTCTTTTGTAAATGGCATACTGTTAATTATCTGATATGTTGTCCTATTCCAAGTTCCATAATTACCTTCTTTGTCACTTTTTACAATACCAAATACATTATCTATATTATTGAACCATTCTTCATAACACTCTTTATCATCTTTGAATTTATACTTAAATTTCAAAAATTTAATACTAGATGGTGTAGTTACCAATAATATATCTTTATAATCTACCCAACCTCTATACTTATCTTTTATCTTCCCGTCTTTTATTTTTCCTTGACTGTCCATATATGCAAAGAATTTTTGTAGTTTTGTATTAAATGCGCAACATTTAAACATATCGCTTCTTAATAACATCATACCTTTTTTAGATCTATTTGCAATTTTGAATACAGACTCATCCAATAATCCTTGGCCATCTGTCATATTATTAACTCTAGTTACCTTTTCATTCTTAGTTTGCAATTTTCCATTTACTTCTCTTGTGACGCTTGATTCAACTTCAAACGGTAAACTATCTATATCATCAATGAGCAATATTGACTTAGGTTCTATATGTATAATATCCTCGATTCCACTTAATACAAGAGATTGATAAGCATTTAATGATGTTATATCACACTGTTCTCCTTCATCTATAAATAAACCTTTCTTATTTTTTATTTCCTCTTTAGTCTTATTATGGAGTAACCTGCTTCTATTCATCATTTTTTTATACATTCCCTCTTTTATAAATAAACAAGATCCTGTCCTAGCTTTTGATGCACCTCTTTTATAGAATATGTATTTTTGACCATCAATAGTAAATCCATTAGTATAAAGGTATTTTCTCATACCCTTTCTGCTCTTTACTAAATATCTTTCTCTTATGGATTTACCTTCTTCATTTAATTTTATTTCTCCTGTTTCAGAATCTACTTTATCTCTCCACTGATTATAATTTTCATCAAAAGTAACATTAACTATTGCTTTTGTATATTGTTTTTTATTTTTTACGTAAATTTCTTTTGGATAATATTCATCTAACCTTATCATTTCTAAGCTATAAGGTATTGTTGCTGTAAACAGCCTATCATAAGAAATGTCTTTTGTTGAATAACAACCTTTTTTATTAATTATTAAGCCATCTTTATTTGCTATATCTTCTGTCATAGCTCTATATAAATAGCAAGCATCTATATTGTATATGTATGTATTCTCTTGTTTTTTAATAATATCCATTTCTTTATTTTCTAATTTCATTAATTTCCCTCACCTTCGATATAATTATTTGAATCAATCAGTTTATTTATTAGTTATCTCAGTTAAATCTCTTAACAATGTATCATCTAATTTAAACACGAATACGCTCAACCATTTATTATTCCTATTTGGTTCTGTCCATAATAGTTCATGTCCTTTTATAACTAACTCTAAAAATACTCTTTTGCTATAAATTTTCTTATACTTGACCATATCTAACCCTCCTGATCTCATCTGCTACTTCTTTATTAAACAGATTTTTTAAATAACTATAATCACCATTAAAAAATATCTTATGATAATTATGCTCACCATCTATATTAAAACTATTTTCTTCGCCCAAATGTATGTCGAAATCTATAATTTCGTCTTTTTGATGTATGTATATTGAAAAAGAGAGTATAGATGTATCATAATCATGTTTTATATATTGACGTTCTATCTTGTATCTATTTATAACCATCTTTTCTATGGTGTTCAATGTTTCATACGTTTTATTTATTTTATCAAATCTATCAATAATAATAGATTTAAACTCATCAATATCATTTAGCTTTTCATAGCCAAATTCATATAATATGCGACCATTTTTAATTATTGATATATATTTTAAGAAATCGCTATAACATACATCAAACTTATATTTGTTATCAACAAGATTTATCCACATTTTTTTATTTTCTATAAAATTCATCAGATTGACTTTTTTTACTTTCTTATCAATGTCATTTTTTATTTTTTTGATCACATCTTCAAAATTAAAAGAAATTTTATTTCCAAAAGTGTATTTAGAGTAATACGATACGTCAACATTATGTATATAAAAAGGAAATCTATCTACCGATAAATTATACCCAAACAGCATACTTATCCCACACTTCTCTCTTACTTCTTTAATCATTTTTTCGCACTCTTCTATTGTTGTCCTTGCTTCTTCTAGTGTTTTTGTTATATTAAAGTTATTTTTTATTGTTAATGTATCAACATTCATATCGTTTATATTGTATTTATAAAGAGACATTCCTACAGTCTTTTTTAAAGGCGAATTTTTATAGAAATATTTATACTCATCTCTCAATACAGGAATAAATCCGTCTTCGTCTATCTTTAATATATTTCCTTCCTTTAAATACAACAAAGGCGAATCTCCCCTATCTATTTCGTCCTCTATTGTTTTTATGGATTTCTCTTCAAAATCAATAGTATTATCACCTTCCTTAAACTTTTCAAAGTTATACTTTTCCGTTCCTAATATCCATATATCGTTTATCCCCTCTAATTGATATAATTCATGTCTTTTATTATATTGCGTTGATATTGGACTGCATTGATATTCTATACAATATCTCTCACCTTCATATTCAAAGTATATATCTGGTCTTTGTTTTGTATTTTTTATGTATTTTTCAACTTCTAAATTTTCAACACCTTTTATCTCCTTCAACCTATTGTAAAGCATCTTAATTCCATTTATATGTTCCTCTGTCATAGGCTCATAATACTTATTTCCACTACATTCAGAGCCAATCTCATGTTTGAAATATGGTATCTTGTAATCACCCTTGCAATATATAACCCTTTCGTTACATTCTGGACATTTTAATATTTCTTTATTAGACCATTCTCTTAATTTAGCTTCATCATAATCAAAAGAATTAATTGATTTACCTCCTATTATACAACTTAGCATACTTTTCCTCCTTTTATTTTGTTAATTTCTATAATATTATTAAAAACATTAAATCATATTCACCTGTTTGTCCTATTATTTCATAATCAACATCAAAAATTTGATCTCCCCAGGATTCTCTAATACTTTCACAAATTCCTATCGCTAATTCTTCCATCTTCTTATATGTATCATTATCTTTAACATAACCATCAAATTCATTTATTTTTATGTATTGCCCCTCTATTTCTGCCATTAAATCAAACTTAACTCCTAATTCCTCAACAATTCCTCTAATAATATCTTCACTCATTTTAACCCTCTCCTTTATTTCATTAATTTTTATTTATGCGTTTAAATCGCATTATAATAAATTTTAAGCGTTTTTATTTTTATACGATTAAATTATACCTATAACTACTAAACTCTATTCTTACAGCCTGTAATTCACTTTTTCTTCGAGTATATCAATGTATCTCTTATCGTTTATTTAATTATCAACTTAACCTCCTTTCTATATCCATTATATAACATACAAATTTCTTTGTCAATCTATTTTGTTAATTTATATTAAAATATTTTCAAGGGGCTTATTTGCCCCATTTATCTATTTCCAAACAGTAATTTATGCAACTTTCTTCCAAATCCCTCTTTATAAGAAGCTTTTTCTATTTCTTCTTTTGTCACACAACTCATTTGTTTTATTTCTTGTAGTTGCTCTTTTATATCATTTAGAGATTTAGTTGTTTCATTATATTCACCCTTAACTTCTTCTAGCTTTTCTGAAACAACTTCATCTACGGTTATAGACACCTCATCTTTCAATTTTTCAATAAATTCTTTATTATTGTTTTCTTGATTTAAAATGTAATTTTCTAATCTTGTCACAATTCTTTCTTCCATAGCTGCTATTTCTTCTTGTTGGTGATCCATTAGTTTTTGTGCCAGCGCTTTAATAGATAAAGGGTTGGATTCTTTTATTTGAACCTTACCATCATCTTCAAAACTAACTTCTGAACAATATTGCTCTATTTGTTTCAAACTCATTCCTTCTGCTTGAAGTTCTAGCATATATCTTAGTTTATCTATATCTTCCTGCTTATATTTACGTTGTTTATTAATAACCTCTATTTTTAATATATCATCGAATACTTTTGAATAATACCTTACCTTAGAATCTTGAATCCCTAACATTTGTGCTACTTGGCTTGTATTATAATATAAATGATTCGTTCCGCTTATTTGTTTATCTTTTATTTTATTGTTAACTTCCTCAAATTCAACATCATGAAACTTATCCATATTTAAACCTCCAATATACTAAATTAAACATTATCTACATTATTTCATTATTAAAGTAAAAATATTCAATTAGTTTAACTATAACTATATAATAGTTTAAATTTCCTTTAATTTCAACTATTATTACTTTAAGTTTTGTTTAATATAAATATTTATTACTTTAACTTTGCTTTAGTTTAACTTTTAATTCAGACTAAAAAACTCATGTATTATTCTATTACAATAATACTACTATTATATTACTATTATATTGTCGATGTGTTAATATTTAATCAATATAACATTGGTTATACATTAATATAATTATATTTTTATATTAAACTAATGACAATAATATATGAACATTATTTTAATATTAGATTATAATAAAAGTATATAAATGATAAGATATAATTAATCTTGCAATATATAAATAGTAATGATATACTAATTATTAAAGAGGTGATTAAATTGTTTACTCAAAATGATTACTATATCCTAGAGTCTATATTAGATAAGAGTGACGAAGACAAAGGAATGATAAAAACTAAAGGAACTACAAAAAAAGAGATTATAGATAAAACCAAGTTGTCTTTAAGTAAAGTTACTTTAACATTAGGAATGTTAGAATCTCATGGATATATCGAAGTTGGATTAAAAGTTAAAAATGCAAAAAGTTATATTGTTTCTGAAAAAGGAATAGAAGAATTATTGAAAATGAAGGGGATGTATAAAGATGAATAATACTTTAGTTATCGGAACAGGTGGATGTGGAAACAAGTTAATGAATGTTTTCATAAGCTTATTAAATAATAGAGATGAATTACATGCTAGTTATGACGGTATATTTGTAAATTCTAATAAAAATGAAATGGAAATATTAGATAATTGTGATTTACAAAGAAATGCATTGGTTATAAATGGTGATGGAACTGGAAGAAATGCAAGTAAAGCAAAGAAATCTATAGCTTTAGATAGAGTTAAGGTTATGAATTATTTTGCTAGAATTATAGATAAATATCAATCAGCTATTATTATGACATCATTAGATGGAGGATTCGGAAATGGTAGCGTTGATATTATAACTAAAATATTGAAACAACTAAATCCTGATATAAAAATATTTTTATTAGGAGCTTCTGCAAAACTTAAAAGTAAAAAGATAAGTTTAGAAAATACTTTATCATTATATGAAGATATAAAAGAACTAATGGAAATAGATCAAATAGACTCTTATATGTTTATTGATAATGATAAAATGGAGGATGAAGATGAATTTAATATTAGAACTATGTCTTTATTCTTAGATTCTTTAGAATTAGGCGAAGAAGCATTAGATAGCAATGACTCTTTATTAGTAAACTTTGCTAAAGGATATAAAATGATTCTACCTTTAAGTAATAAGTTTAATTCAGTAAAAGATGCTATTGATGATGCTATCAAAAAATCTCCATTTGTATTACCTAATAGGATTAAATGTACACATATTTATGGGACATATAACTCAGATGATTATTCTGAACAAAATATATTATCCGAATACAATATAACTGATTTTGATAAGTTAGTATCAAGCGATAATACATTCTTAGTTTTAAATGGATTCGCTGATCCTGATAAGCATATGGCTACACTTAATACTGCTTATGAATTATTAGATTGTGAAGAAGATGAAGATGAGGGCGAAGAGTTTACTTTCAGTAAAAAGAAAACTGTAAAAACAGAATCTAAAGTAGAAAAGAAAAGTAAAAAACAAAGATTAAGATCTATGATGGATGACTCTTTTTGGAGTTAGTGATAATAGACTGGAGGATTAATTTCTCTAGTCTTTTTATTTAACTAATCTTAGATAACTCTCTATATCATATTCTAGTCTTTTTTATATTTCTGACAATATACAACCTATCAAAAATATCATAATTAAACAAAAATATTTATCCTCGACTCCCCCACTTTTTATTTCTTTAAATCCATAATACTTTTTATTATATGGATAAAAGATAGGAACTCCCATCTTCGTGTAGCTATCTAGCCCAATATGAACAATGCAATTAGCACAAAAGCTAATAGCAAATGTTACATTAAATAGACTACATATAGCAAATGCAATAATAACCCCCAATAAGCTATGTGTTAATTTTCTATGTTGTCCTATAATCAAATCTAAATCAGGTGCAGTGCTTCCAATGAATCCGCAAATCAATGACAATCTATCTAATGAAGTATAATAGCACAACGCACCAGCAACTATAACACCTGCTACCATATGTGTTTTTCCCATCATAACTATCACCTCAAAATAATTTTAATTTCTATACACATTTCAATACATACTTACATATACATATAGTATAAACAACAAAAACAATAATTATTCAAGGAGTACAAAGTATGCAAAAAGAAATTAGTGGAATTGATATTAAAGTAGGTAAGGAGATTGTTGAATCTAAAAAGCTCGATAGATCAATAGCTACGTTAAAAATATTAGGTTTAGGTGTATCAGTAGGTGTTATAGTTAAAACAATAGAAATAGTATCCCCTATGTTTGATAATCTAGTAGCTGGTAGCTTCAGTGTCTTAAAAAGCATGCTGCTAAATGGAACAGCGTTAATGGGTATATTTATTCCTAATTGGTTCGCAGTTATTTTAATTATCGGAATAATAGCGGCAGCACTAACAAAGGAGGATAAAAGATGATATTAGAAACATTGGCAATGGTAGGGTGTTTAGCTGGTGCTTATACATTAAACAATCAAGAAGATATAAAGAATAGAAAGATAGAAAATAACATAAAAAACAAATGGAATAAATTAATGGATTCTATAGGTAACAAATCTGAAAATAAAATAGAACAGAAATATGAGATATTAAAAATAATTCGCAAAAATTATGGATTTGATGCAATAATCGGATTACCCATAGGTCTTGACTGTAATGAGTTCAGGAAGCTTATCCCTTCAATACAACAACTGTATATGGGTGATGTTATTGCAGAACCTAGCAAAGATAAGAAGAATACAATATATATAAGGGTGCATGAAAGTGATAAAGACATATCAGATAAAGATAAGATTAGATTTGAGTGGTATAGATACTTCCATACAGGCAACAAGTTTAGGAATACCTTTGGTGAAACTTATACAATAGACTCCATTTCGCCAATTAAGGATTTAAATAAAGATGAAATAGGATATAAATTATCTATATCAATACCTTCTCAATTAAATTATAGCGATTTAGACGCTTCATGCGATGATTTATCAAAAGTATTAAGTAAATGTTTTATAACTTATAATAATAACTCTAAGAAGGCTGAATGTGATGTTATAACTAAGGCAATAGATAACAATTATAAATTTACCCCTATTAAAAAGCTAAAAGCATGGCAATTATATGTTGGAATGGGCTATGATTATAAACCTATAATATTAGATTATAAAGTTGTACCTAATTGTCTAATAGGCGGAGTAGTAGGGAGCGGTAAGACAGTATCTTTAATTATGGCATTTGTAAATCTATGTGTAACTAGAAATGATTTTGATTTGTATATAGGTATGATGAGTGAGAAGGAAGACCTAAGAATATTGCAAAATGTAAAACAATGCAAGAGATATTCTAATAGTCCAGCCGAAACAATCAAATTATTAGAAGATTTAAATAAAGAAATGGATAGAAGAAATAAATTATTTGCAAAATACGAAGAATATTGCTCAAATATTTATAAATATAATTCTTTAGTTAGTAATGATAAAAAATTAAAAATAATACATTTTATATCTGACGAGGTTGCAGACTTGATGGAATATTCAGAAAGTCAGGATTTGTTATGGAATTTGATTAGAAAATCACGTAGTGCTGGAATATATATAACATTGGCTTCTCAAAGAGCCACTATTAATAATATGAGTCCTGAAATTAAGGCACAGTTAGGAAACAAAATCTGCTTCAATCAATCAAATTCAGCAAGTGCTTTAAGTATTTTATCAGGTGAAGGTTTAGCTAAAAGAGCAGTGTCACTAGAAAAATCAAGAGAGTTTATAGCAGATTATACGGGAGGTATATCTATAGGAAAAACATTATATTTATCTGAAGATATGATGGTTGATTTATTAAAAGATGTTCAAAAACCTGTAGAAATAGAAGAAAAACAACCTAAATCATCTAAAAAATCAAATAAACCAGTCAAAAAAGAAGAAAAGGTAGCAGAAGTTAGACCAATTAGTTTTAAAAATATTAATGGGTAGGTGATACTATGAGAATAAATGAGAACACTAAAGATATTTTATCCTTTATAGAGAAATATGGATTTATTACAGCTAAGATTTGCAGCAGAATAGTTTATAAAAACTGTAAACAATCCTATAACTTAGCTAGTAGGAAGCTGCTTAAAATGGAACAAGGTGGATTACTGCAAAGATACTTATATGGTAGCAACGAATATATATATCAAATTAACAAGAAGCATATAACGGCTCATAAGTATTATCTAATTGATTTTTACTCAAGGTTGCATGAGAAAGTGGATAGTGTTGAATTATTTGAAGTTGAAAAATCATGGAAGATAAGCAAAAAGAGGAGTGATGGATTTATTATTTATAAAAAAGGAGATAGTTTTTACTCTTTATTAATAGAAATAGATTATAGTCATTTTACAAGTAAAGAGAAGTTGGAAAGTTTATATGAATCAAAAGAAGTGCAAAAATATTTTAAAGACAATTACTCTGTGTTAGACTACTTCCCAACAGTTGTAGTTATATCTATGTTGGGTAATACAAAATATAAAAATGTTGAATTCGATTATCTATCATTAGATTTTAACTTTACCAACATAGATAAATTAATTGGGGCATAATTATTTTATAGCCCCGCCGCGATACATATCACAAAGGAGGAGGTGAAATTATTTAACTATTACAAAAAGAATTTAATTAACCAAAGGAGGCTATTTATATGGCTAAAAAGAAACAAATCATCAACAAATCATTATTCATTATACCAATAATATGTATTCCATTACTTATCTGGTATGCTACAACTAATTCAGTATTTGAAAAGATATTTATTGTATTTATATTATTTTCAACTATACTGCCATTGAATTGTGGATTGATGAATGTAATGATTTATTCTGCAATACCTTCAAAGAAAGGTTCTAGTAAGAAGAGAAAGAAATATGTTCCCAAAGAAAGAAGTGCGGAATATATTTGTAAACAGTTAAATAAGAAAAAGACTACTAGAAAAACTAAAACAGAACCAAATCCTTACTATTTAAAATTAAGATCATCTATAATTAACCTAAATAGACAAGGGCAATTAACAGACTACATTATAAAAAATCTAAAGTCAGAAATAGATTCATTAGTATTAGAAGACTATTCCAACTTTAGATTTAATGATGTAAAACATGAGATATACACTAAGATAAAAGATTCTGCAATAACAGATGATGATTATATTTATCTTAATGGATATCTAATAGGGTTAATAAATAATGATATAGCTTATAAAGAAATAACACAATAAACCAACCATAGTTTAGTTATTTAAGCAAACATAATTATATTAACCTACAGAAAGAGAAATAATATATAAAATATAAATCCCACCACAGACAGATATTTTATTTTTTTCTCTTTTCATTATTTTTTTAGAATGGTAGAACTAGTTAAAATTAAGTTCCTTGTCTAGTTTTGATTCAGGTCATTACTAGATACCACTCTAATTTATTCTTACATATATTATAGCCAATTAATTAAGAGATTATACAATTAGTATGATCTCTTTTTTGTATATTTAAAGGTGTATTTGCTTGTATATATACATTATACATTTATTAAGTCTAAATTGGCTATTTTACTAGCCTAAAATAAGACAATAATAGAATGAGGGACGACCGTGAGGGAGGAGCGAATGAGTTATCCACATGAGGTTCAAATTGAACCCCATCCAATTTGAACCCATACCCCAGGTCAAAAATAACCCCCTGTTTATAATGTTAATAAGTCTGCCACCAATTGGTATTAAATAAGTTAGATGTTAAAAAGTTATCCACATGGGGTTCAATTTGACCTACTAAATAGAAATAAATAAAGAAATAAATAAATATTCTATCTATTCTATCCATGTTATACATATTGACGTCAAAACTATTTATATGTTAATATGTTTTTGAGGTGATAACTGTGGATAAAAACAATATTGTAAAATCTACATTGTATCTTAATAAAGATACGCATAAGAAATTGAAAATAGAATCAATTATAAAAGGTGTTAGTATGAAACAATTGGTAGAGCAAATAATAAGTGAGTATTTAGAAAGCAATGATACTAGACCAAATTAAGTCAACGTCAAAAGTAAGCTATGTTCCTTTTACAAATGTTTTTAGAAAATACAAAGGATTAACAGTAATGGAAAAGATGATATATATGAGTTTGTGGTCTATGGCAGGAGAGAAAAGTTATTGTTACCCCGCTATTAAGACACTAGCAGATGAGTTAATGATAAGTGAAAGTACAGTTAAGAGAAACTTAAAAATACTTGATGAGAAACATTGTATATATACTATAAATCAAAAACATAAAGATACGGATAAACAATTGAGTAATTTGTATTATATTATAGAGTTTAATCCTCATGAAGAAAAGTTTAACGAAGATCACTATAAATTATTGGAGAGATTATACCCAACAAGGATTAGATATTTGGAGGATAGTGAAATAAAAACATTTAAGAAAAGTAAAAAGCCATCCCAAGGCAATAAGGACAGCTTTCAAAGTAATTTTTTTAACGATATTTTTTAACGATAATCAAATAATAACATACTAACAATCAAAAGGCAATAAGCAATTATTGTCTTTTTTTTGTTTTTCAATTTAATTGTAAGTTCTTTTTATTCTCTTTGTTTATACGTGCTTATTTGCCTTTCTAAAGGATTTTATTTTTAGACGATAAATTATACCTATTAAATTTAAAAATTGATTATAGGACGTATTACAGCTTTTCTTTTCGGATATCAAAACAACGACTAACGTGTATCGGTAAAATGTTATTAAATTTGTCAAAACTAGCTATTTATCTATGTTTTAATGAGATTTATTAAAGATCGTAAATAACGATATCTGATTGCAGGAAGTGTTACTCGATAGAAATCTAGTGTTTATAAGGGTTTTGAGGGTATAAATAGTGCATATTTTAAGATTATTGGTGGTTTTTAAGTTTGTGAAATAGGGGATAAGTGGCTTAAAATAAGGGTTTTTACGATAGCATTTACGATAACATTTTGGATTTTTAGTCGAGATTGGTGAAAATTTTATGACCAGTGACATCATCTGTTAACCCCAATTCTCCACCACCGATCAACCCTAAAAATGAAAATATACCCCCTCCAAACCCTTTGTTTTAGCGGTAAGTCATTATAATTATATATTATAGGTAGTTAAGACAATGGTAAAATATCATATAATGTAGTAATTAAAACTATATAAAGAACTAAAATATTATGTTGAATAGCTGTGATTTCTTGGCTTTGGTTCGTTTTAAAGCTTTGAGAAGTAAGCAAACACTTATACGTACAACTCAAGTACAACTAATCAATACAAACTCAATCTAATCAAATAACAATCCAATCACAACCAATATACAACCAATCCAATCTATACATCACACACCTAATCATTACTCATCTTATCACCTAATCAATATACAATCACACCATATCAACCAATCACATCACTAATAAAAAATACCAATAGAAAAATAAATAATAAGATCATAAACCAACCAACACATATTTTATAAAGGCTGTTGCCGACTGAAACTAAGAAAATAATATAAAAAATATGATATAAATTAACAAAAATGTTTGACAAATAACTACTTATAATATATAATAAGAGTATAGTAATTAATAAATTAATTGGAGGAATTAACAATGACAAATAATCAAATAGAATTAAAGGTGCAAGAATTAACAAACACACATTACAGCTATTCACAATTAGAGGACTATCTAATAAATTCTGCTGATGATATAGGAGAAAATAATAAAAATATTTATTTATCAAATGGCTATGAAGAAATAGCAATAAATTTTAAATATACATTAACTGAAGACTATGACGTTATAATCCATTCTATAAATTAACAAAGTAAAGGAGAATAGAACAATGAATAAATTATTATTAACAATAAGATCTAAAAGAGATTATCACAATATCAACAAGCTACTAACTAAATACATCAAGACGCAAGACAATAGTATTATAGATAAGATAATAGCTACTGCAATAAACACAACAGCCAAATACAAGGCTTATAGCTTAGAAGGTATAAATTATTTATATAATACTTTAGAACTAATTACAAACACGTTAACAAGTAAATTTAAAGCAGTAGCAACTCAATTGCAAATACAATTCATGAACTTCATAATAAACTATTAAAATAAATTAAAGGATAAAGGGGATAACAATGAAAACAATAACTAAAATCTTATTAACAATATCAATTATATTAGGAGCTTTAACAACTGCAGCAGTATTAACAATTAACTCAATAGATAAAACTGAATCAGGATTATTAATTAATTTCAATGATGGATCAGGTTACTACATAGAGATAGCTAACAAGGAAGAAACCAAACCAACTTTTGAAGTGACTAACGTATTATATGAATCAACTAATGATTTCTATTTAGAACCAAATGAAATTGCATTAATACTAAACAATAACGATTATATAATAATCAATACAGAAACAAATAGAGGATATTATAATAATAAAAATGATATAGATATTTCTACACTAAGTATAAACAATTATGGCATAAATATAGAATAAATAACCAATAAATTATTGACTTATTCTGTAAAAGTAGTATAATAAAATTATAGAAATTAACAAAATAAAGGAGTAAATAATTATGAGAGATTTACAATTATATGAATTATTAAAAGATGCTTACGAGTCAACAACTAAAAATTATAATAGATTTAAGAAAGTGATAGAGTCTACTAAATGGGATAATACATTTAGTGCTGACGGTGAACACTATTTCATTAAAGATAATTTCACATTAACAATAGAAAATATAGATCCATTTAAAGAAGCATGGAAACCTACTGTATGGATTGGATCAGATTATTATAGTTTCAGCAATTAGGCCTAAAAGGTCTTTTTGTTGTATAAATTAATAAATAAAAAAGTTACTTTTTATTGAGTTTTTGGTTATAATTATATATGAGGTATTTTTATTATATGATTTTATATTTTTAATAAATTATAATTGTATATAGTTAAGGAGGTGATAAGTTATGTATATGTCCAATACCTACCTAGATACTATCTAGGTAGGACAACAAAGCAAAAAGAGTTATACTATATTTATAGTTTAGACTTTAAACAAGTTATATCCTATATTGTAAGTATAGACTTTAATTTTGCTTGTTGTAAGTAGAAATAAAAATTAATAAAAGTTGTCTATTCTTACTGCTTAATAATAGAACCTTTTAATATAAGTACGTTTAGACAACTTTTAAAAACAAAAAAATAAAAGGAGTAGATGTATATTGAAAGTTGAAAATTTAAAAGAAGGACAAACAATAAAGAACTATAAGGAATTATGCTCTATATTAGACATAAAACCTACTACTGGTTGCTCAAAGATGAAACAACTTAGTGAGCTACAAATGTATTGCAATTATACCAAAGATAAAAATAAATTTATAATAAACGAGATTTACGAAACGCCCATGCTATTACTTGATAGGAATAATAATAAATACATAGATTTAATAGCGAATATATTAATTGCTTACTTACATAGTATAAAAGTTACTAATAAAAATTCTGTGATACTAACAGCAGGAAATATGATGGAAATTCTTGGTCTAGTTAATGAGAATTATAATCTAGGTAATAGACACAAAAAGGAATTAAGTCAAGTTTTAAATATCGATATATTAAGTATATATTATTTTTATAATAATACCAGAAACGAATTTAAAAACATAATATCGCGAGCTTTAAAAAGTCTAAAGAATAGAAGGGTATTGGATTATATTCCAGTCAAGATGATTTATACAACTGATAGAACATATAGAGAAGCTACAGAAGAAGAAAGATCAATAATAGTAGATATTGAGAAAAAGGCACTTGATACGTTAAAATTAAGAAGTCTACAAGATGTGTTTTATAATTGCAAAATGAGAGAATTTCAAAAGATAACAAGGAAATTATCTCCTAATGATTGGGTTTATTATTTTGACGCCTATAAACTTTTTGTCGGTGAAGTTGCTTTGAAAATTGAATATGATAACTTAGACATTAAAAAGCTAGAATTAAATCAAAGAGCTTTAGAAAGAACTGATAAAAGATTAAAACTAAATGATACTATGATAGATTTAATTACATTAAAGGATAGTTTAATAGATTTAATTAAGTATGATTTAGATTTAGCCGATGATATAATGCTTAAATATCAAAAGAATTTAGAAGAATTAAATAAAAAGATAAATAAGAAAGAATGCGACATATTAGAGATTAAAAAAGAAATTGAAGATATAAAAGAAAGTAAATATAAAGAGGTGGACGGTGAAGAATATAAAGAATATGTTAAAAACATGAAGACATATTTAATTAATAAAGAATATGAAGAGCTATTTATGGGCGACGGCATGGACTTTTAATAAATACATAAATAAATTAACAAAAAGGAGATGTATAACAATGACAAATAACTTAAAAATGATTAATAGATTAACTGAATTAATGAATGAAATTGATACAATAAAAGAAGAGATAAAAGAAATAATATTAAAATTAGAAGTAGATCCAATTCCAGAAGCAGTTACAATGTATGATAAAAGTAAAAATATATTATGCACGAATGTAATAAATAAATTCCTTAGAGAGAATGGAACTTTATTAAATAAAGAACTGCAAAGAAAACTATTTAGTAAAATAACTTATTGTAATGTAAATAGATTAAAACTATCACAATTATTAAACTTTTTAGAATTTAAACATGAATACATAGATAATGGCACAGAATGGAGAGATTTAAGAATAGAAATAAAAAAGAATGAATAAATTAACACAACTAAGTACATAATATAAATATAAATCTATAATATTCATAAAGGAAGCACTAACTAAAACGGAATAAAGTTGGTGCTTTTCTTATTTTAATAAAAAGTACATTTTATATGTTAAATTCAATCCAATGCATGTTATAATATTACTGGAGGTGATTAAAATGGAGATAATAAAGAATAATGGTAAAATAGTAATTGAAGAATATAACGAGTCTAATGGCTTCATAACAAGCATTAAAACAATTAAAGCTTATAATATTACAGTTTTGGATCTTGAAGGCATGGAGAAGCTAAGAGGTAAAATAAGAGTGCAGCAATTAAACAACGGGATTAGATATAAATTTACTCATAATTCTTTTAATGATGCTTTAATAGAATATGTATTAAACGAATTAAAGAAACATAAAGTAATAGATATAAAATAAGAATCTTAAGGCGTTATAAGGCTGTATAATAGGCGTTTAGTATTTAGATGACAACTTATATTACTAAAAACAAAAATTATACTGTTTTAATGAGATTTACAAGCTATAAAAAATTTAAAATATAAATTAATAAAATAGGTTGACAAATATTAAATAAGTCATTATAATATAATTAAAGATTGAAATTGATTTAAGGAGTTGTTGAGAATGTGTAAAATATTATTAAATGAAAAAATAAATGGTGTAGAATTATATTTTGAGGGGAAACCAGCAGGAACAGTATTAACAGATTTAAAAGCTAATGGTTTTAGATGGAATGGTAAAAAGGTTTGTTGGTATGCTAAACAATCAGAAGAAACTTTAAAGGTTGCTAATACATACAGTGAAGGATCAAAAGAAGTTGCAACAGCTTTATTAAAGAAAATTAACAAAATAGATTTATTTGAATTAACTACTTATACAGAAGTAGAAAGAGAAAAGAATTATAATACAAAGGAAATAGCTAAGGGAATAAGAACACATTTAAAAGCTAGATTTAAATTTATTAAGTTTTCAGTTACTTCTAAAGATAGAATAAGCGTAACTATTAAGTCAGCACCATTTGAAAAAGATTCTATTTATTTAAAGGCTATTCAAGAATACGTTGATAAATTAGTAGAATCATACAATTTTTGTACTTGTTATGATCCATATGGTGACTATGGTTCAAGTTATAATTTTTATTTCTTTGGTTGTAGAGTTGATTATGATTATATTCAAGTTGAAGTAACACAAGAAATAATTGAAGCTATGAAACAGTTTGATATTAAAGTAGCTGAAGCCGAAGAATTAAAAAGAGCTGAAGAAGAAAGACAATATCAAGAATATTTAAAAGAACAAGAACAAGCAAATAAAGAAGCAGAAAAAAGACAAAAACAAATAAAAGCCGATAAAGAATATATTAATAATAATATTGAAGTTGTTGATCTAGAAGAAGGAAATCAATATTTTGTTAAAAATGCTTATTTTGCAAACTTAAATAAAAATAACACATTAGAAAGATATCAAGAAGAAGTTTCTAAAGATGACTACTATTTAAATACTTTAAAAGTAACTAGAGAAGTTCACTTCAAAGATTTAAAATCATATAATCTATACATAAATATGTTATTACATGATTTTGACTTTATTGACGGTACTGGTGGAAGTTATACAGATGATTTAAGAATTAATTCAATGACAGACTATTATAATATGACTAGCGAAGAACAAAAAACTATTGAATGGCTTTTAAAGGGCGTAGCAGTATATGTTAATAATGAGTTAATGTTTGTTGTAGATGCTCAAGGCTATTGCTATGCAAGATATATTGGATTAATTGGAGAAAATACAGCTACTACAAAAGAATATACTTGTAAGCAAGTTGTAACAATTGAAGAGATAGAGGAGAGAAAAATTGAAGCTGAAGAAATTAAGGAAGTTTATAATAATGTAATTAATAATGCTTTTGATAATTGGTATGATACTAGAAAAGCAATAGTAACAGCTATAAGGAAAAATCCATTATTAACTTTTGATAATACAGTAGTACAACAAATCAAAGATGAAAAAATCAAAAATGATTTATACAAAGTGCTAAATGAAGTTGATACGGTTCAAGATCAGTTTAATGAATCAGGATTGAATAAAGGTGAAAAATTGACTATTATAAGGGGTTCAATGATTGGAGGGGCTTCTATATCACATATTATATTAGAAGGCTTTACAATGGAAGAATATGCGCAATATAAAGACAATGTAAAAATGATTATGAACGTTAAAGGTAAGCGTGGTTTATATTCAACTAATGTGCATGATAAAGATATTGTAATATATAAAGGTTGGATTGATATACCTACTAGCGTATTATATGAAGATACAAGCAATGGAAACTTTAACGGAATGGCTACAAAATACGGAAGTTATGACGAAAGAGCAATAAGTGATATTATGAGTTATTTACAAGAAAAAAATATATTGCCAATAATAAATACATTCAAGCCAATATTTTAATTAAGGGCTGAAATATGCCCTTGAAAAATATTTTAATATAAATTAACAAAATATATTGACAAACGATTTATAAAGTAATATAATAATAATTGTAGATGAGAAATAAATAATTTATGAGGTGATTAAAATGTGTAAACAAATGGTTTTAGTATGTAAATTAAATAAGGTAGATTTTTCAATAGCTGATAAGGAGCTAGATAAATACATAAGTGGATTAAAAGAGATCAGTTACAAAGAAAAGCATAATAGAACAACAGAAATTGCAACTTATGCAAATGAGGAAAGAACAAAGATATTTGAAGTAAATACTCATTGGTATAAAGATATAAATAAATATGATCTTTCAGTTTATGAATTAGTTGAAAGTAGAGAAATAAAAGTAACTAAAGTTAATGGAGATTATTTCTATACTAAGATAAATGGAAGCGAAGAAGATGTAATAAATCATTATAATGATAGTAATTTTCTAAGCAGTGATTTATCAGAACAAGTAAAGGAAATAGAATTTAATACAAATGATAATTTACTACCAGGAGAGAAGGAAAGAAAAGTTATTTATAACTTTGTATATGATAACAAAGCAGAATGTTATTTATATTAATAAAAGAGTTTGTTAGTATCTCATCAAAAACTAACTATATAAATTAACAAAATAGAGGTGGAAAAATGGATAATTTAATTTTAACTTTAAAGGTATTAGCGAAAATGGCGTTTATATGGGGAACATGTGGAATAGTTTTATTTTTGATATTAGCAACTATAACAGCTATTACAGGATCTAAAACATGGTTAAGGAAATTATTGTTCGGAAGACCAATACATAAAAAGAAAAAGAAAAGACTTGAAATGATTAATATAGAGCTAGATGAAGTAGCTTAGAAAATAAATAGAATATTAGTTTTATTGAAAGTGGAGGAATTAAAAATGGACAAGAAAGAATTATTATATAACAAGTTAAATTATAAAACTTTAGAGGTTAAACAAATGTATTTTAATGATCCAGACAATGGGTTGTTTGCTATTGAATTAGATGAAATATTGAGTGGAATGCTAGTTGATATGCTTAAAAAAGCAAATAAAAAAGGTTGGAGAAAAGAGCTATTAAAAGAAGAGTTAGAGGGAAAAGTTAATAATAATGATTACACAGAATTTACAAATGATTTTATAAACGAAATGAAGAAAAAAGATAATATAAAAACTTTAAATAATTTTAGTTTTAGACAAATGATGGGACTATTAGCCGATGTAACTTTTGACGATAAAATAAAAAATAAATATTTAAAGAAAATAGCATAATCAATACTTTTGAGAAAAATGGAGGGGTTAAAAATGAAAAATTTAGAAATGATAACTAGTTATAAAGGGTTTAATTTATGTAAAGAAGATAATTTTTATTTCATAACAGGAATAAGCGAAAATTACTTAGATATTTCAGGAGAGAAAGAAGAATTAATAGCAGAGCTTAAGCGTTGGAGAAATGAAATAGATTTTGATAATGCACATATGTTGGATATAGAAACATTTTTTATAAATATATTAGAAAACAGATAATGTAATAAGTATAAAATAATACTTTTATATGTGAATGGAGAGTTTGAAAATGATTATAGAACAAAAAATAATATTAAATTGTAGTAATACAAAACAAGGAAAAGATAAAGGCTGTATGATAAGGTTATTAAGAGTTAATCCAAATGGAGAATATGGACGTTCAGAATATCAAGGAGTAATTACAGAAGAACAAAGGCGCTCAATAGAAAAAATTTTAGGTATATCAGAATATAACGATTATAGAAAAATTATATAAATGAATTGTTTTATTTATATATAAAAATTAATAAAAATATGAGGTAGAATTATGGAATTAAATAAATCAATGTTAGAATTAAATTTAACTGATTTTAATAAAGCAATAATTAAAAATTTAGGCAAAGAAGTTTGGAGAAAAATCAACAGTGATTTAGATACAAGTTGCGTATTACTTGCAGGTGGATCAGAGAAGTATAAAAATTTAGTTTATAACTATTTAGGTAATAAAGGTTATATAAATAATTAAAATAAGTTTGCCGAGTTTATCGGCTTCTTATATGAGTATATAAAAATTATATATTGATATGAGAATATATTAAGAGGTGAAAATATGAAACGAATAGGTAAATTAACAAAATACAAAGTGTTATGTAATACACTCGATGTATTAATTAAAAATAATATAGATGACAGATTTAATGCTATAAAAGAAAAATTCAATAGAAGAGAAACTGAGACTATACAAGAGCTTTTAAGTGTTATAGATGAATTATTACTTAGCAGTAAAGATTATGACACTATAGCGTGCTTAAAGGTATATAAGAAGCGATTAGAGAAAATAATATAGTAAAGGAAGTGGATTAAAATGAAAAGATATAGAATAAATAATATGAATATCTACGAAGCAGATCCAGTAAAAAAAATGAGATTTATAAAAAAATTAGTTAAACTTGATTATATAATTGCCTATGATAAACAAATAATAGAACACGAGAATAAAATATTGCTTATACCTAACCGATTAACATTGTTAGAAACTTATGATATTATTAAAAGAATATATCCTATTAGTTATGTTGTAAAAAATTTCAAAGAAATTGGTTTAATATAAAAAATAATTAATAAAAATTAATAAAATGAGTTGACAAGGATAAGAAGAATATGGTAATATATAGGTATAGTAAGTAATAAAAAATTTAAGGAGATTTGAGAAATGAATAATGAATTTATTATAAAAAGAGGAATGATATTTTATGCAGATCTAGGAATTAGCGAAGATAGTGTTCAAGCTGGGCTTAGGCCGGTAATTATCGTGGGAAATGGCTTACAATGCAAATTCGGGCCGATTATAACAGTAATTCCAATAACTTCAAAGATAGCGAAGAAACGTTTAATGACACAAACATTATTAATTAATGAAATTGGTTTAAATAGAGAAAGTATGGCAATGGCAGAACAAATTACAACAATATCAAAGGACAAATTAGTTAGTTACATAGGTAGATTAAGAAAAAGTACAATGGAGGAAATTGATAAAACAATAGATGCAGCGTTAGCATTAACAGATATAAGAGAAAAAGAAATAGAAAAACAAGTTGAAGAAGTTAAGAGATGGGAAAACAATATAAATGATCTAAAAGATATAGTTCCAAAGACTGCTTTAGAACAAATAAAACTAAGATATAAAATAGAGTTAAATAAATTAGATAATATATGTAATTCAAATAGGAAGAGTATAAATAATTATTATATAGCAAATATAAATACATTTTCAAATGAGATGAGTATGGTAGCAACAAGATAAAAAGAATTTATGGGGGCGGATGTAAAATGAATATACAACAAACTGTAAAAGAAGAAATATTCCCTATGTTAGGCGAAGGGAAAATAGATGAAGCAGAAAAGAAACTAAGAAGATTAATGTTAACTTTGACGGATAAGAATTGCACAGAAGACCATAGAATAGTTTTATGTTCTCTTAGCAGAATAAAGTATATTACTGGTGATATTGATAATGCAAAATATTATATAAATAGATTCATAGATATTCTGCAGCATGATAATGAATATGCAGAAACATATAAGGATGGTTATTGTAATTATATAAATTTATATGCTGAGATATTTAAAGATAGTATTGATATAGATGAAAAAAATAAGATAAACAATATAAATTTAGATAATGCTATAAATAATAACGATACAGCAAGGATATATACAGCTAAAGCAAATATAGCATTTCTAAGAGATGATATAGAAGAAATAGAAAATGTCCTTATGGACATACATAATTATGAAAAATCTAAACTAATAGATGAAAATAAGCTAATTAGCGCAGAGGTTTTAAATGATCTTTGCAATTTAAAAATAGAAATATACAAAGAGTTAAAGGAAAAATATCCTAATTATGTACAAGAAGATTATAACTATGCTTACTAGACAATTTCCTCTTTAGAGGGGTTGAATATATATATATATATAATTTTTGGAGGTACATTTATGAAAAAAACAATTGGAAAAGGAATTATTCTAGGAGCAGCTATAACAATAGCAATAGGTGTAATAGGAGGTGCAACAATGATGAAACCTAGAATATTAAATCCATGGGGAGGTACAAATGATAAAGACGGGATTGAATTAGCAATATTGAATCCTTGGGGATAATTGGAAGAGTGGGCATCTTAATTGGTGTCCACTTAAAATTGTATAGATTAATATAATAAAGGAGAATGAGAAAATATGAACAATAATGTAGAAAAATTTTTAAGTGAAGTATTTGGAGAAGTTAGAGTAGAAAAAGATAACTTAAAATTATGGTTTTGCGCTAGTGATATAGCAAAAGTATTAAATTATAGCTCAACACAAAAGATTACCGATAAAGTTGATGATGAAGATAAAGATTACCGAACTTGGGTAACCCTTGGAGGAAAACAAAATATGATTTGCATAAACGAATCAGGCTTATATCAAGCGGTATTAAGTATTACTAAAAAGGATAAGGAGAGATACGAAAAATCAAGAGAGTTTAAAAGATGGATCACAGGAATAGTTATACCTGCTATAAGAAAAGATGGAGCTTATATTCAGGATGAGGAAAAAGTTTCTCATGGAGAATTAAGCGAGGAAGAATTTATTTTAAAAGCTATGACAATAATGCAGAATAAAATTGATAGGCTATCAAGAGAAAATGCAGAGATGAAACCAAAAGTAGAATATGTTGATAAAATACTATCAAGTACGGATGCAGTTACAACAACTCAAATAGCAAAAGATTATGGATTATCTGCAAGACAATTGAACGATATATTAAAAGAAGAAAAAATTCAATACAAACAAAATTCTCAATGGCTACTATATTCTAAATATGCAGATAAAGGATATATGAAATCTGATACATTTAGATATGATAAACATAATGGTGAAGTTGGAACCAAGATAAACTCTAAATGGACTCAACAAGGTAGATTATTTATACACGAAGTATTGAAAGGTAGAAACATAAAACCGGTAGCATAATACATATAAATAGTTTTAGGTGGCTAATCTATAAAACCACCTTCAAATATAAATTAACAAAACTCATTGACTGAATTTGAAAAGTATGGTAATATATAAATATAGAAATTAAGAAAAATGAGAGGTCAAAAAAAATGAGTATTATAATTGATAGATTTGAAAGAGAATTAATAAGATCCGAAGCTTCTGTTGATACAATAGCAGCATATAAAAGTGATTTGAAAAAATTTCATGAATATATAAGAGAAAATGTTTTTTACAGCGATAGCAGTTTCGATGAATCTCTTTGTGCTATTACCTATGAGGTTTTAGAAGATTTTATTTATTGGCTTGAAGATAGAGAATATTCAAGAGCAACAATTAACAGAATGGTCGCATCACTAAAAGCATTTTATAAATACTATTCTAAGCATAGCGGATTTAATCCTGCTATTGGACTTAAAGGATATAAGAATGTGAATAGTAGACGTAGAACTGTATTATCAAAAGAACAAGTAATTAAAATAATAAACCAAACACAGATAAAAAGATATGGTGAACCTTATATGTTATTTAATGCACAAAGAAATAGATTTTTAATAGCTTTACTTGCAACAACTGGACTGAGAATAGGAGAAGCACTTAATATTAAGTTCGGAAATATAGAACACTACGATGGATATAAAATGGTTAATATCGACATACATAAAGGAAAAACTAAACTTAACAAAAGAGTTCCTATTTGTGAAAAAATATTGACATACTATGATTTATATATAGAAGAATATAAGAAAAAATTTAAGATAAGTGATGAAAAATATTTAATTGTTGCTGGAAGATCAGGAGGACAATTGTGTTCAAAATCTAGTAATGTGATGATAAAAAAATATTGTAAAGAATTAGAGATAGAAGATGTGACAAACCATTGTTTTAGACATTACGCTAATACATCACTGGAAGAACTTGAAACACCAGATTCAATAAGAAAAAAAATATTAGGGTGGAGTTGCAATGGTGATATGGGGAATAGTATATATTCGCATGATACAGAAAAAAAAGATAAGATAATGGCGAAGTATTGCAATAAAATATTAGAGTAGGGTTTTCCTACTCTTCTAATAAAAACATGTGAGAACAACCTTTATTAATATGATTTTTACGGCAAGTCTTTCGTAACTCCTTCGTGGGCATAATAACACAATTATTACAATTGTATTGAATTATTTCACTAGGACAGGTTTTTAAGTTTTTACAAACTTCAATAAATCTGTCACGTTCATTAGATCCACGATATCTGAAATTATTTGTTTCTAATCTACTTATGTAAGTTTGAGATACTTTTGATTTAATAGCTAGTTCATCTTGTGTAAGTTTATTTTTCGTCCTATGTTCTTTTAAATTTAATTTTATCATTCTTATTCCTTTCTTAATATTTTTATTATATTTAATAATATTAAAAAATGAAAGAAAAACAAAGCAATACAAATACAAAAAATGAAGAAATATGGAAGAAATAAACGACAAATATTACTATACGGAATAAAAATGTGAGAAAAATATTATATAATGTTATTGTAGACAAATGGTTGCCTCATTTGATATAATAGCAATAAGAAAAAAGAGAACATGTGTTCTTTAGAAAGGGGAAATTAGGATGGGAGAATTAAGTTTATTAGACTTAAAGGTATTATTAATAGAAAAGGAGGTATTCGATATTGAGAGAAATGGAGAAAAAATGTTTGATGTTGGCTCAGATGAATTATGGGAAGAAATACATAAAGAAAAAATTATAAAAGCCGAGTTCTTCGGAGATGAAAGTATAGTATACATAAAGTTACAAAGCAATGAATTAATATTATTGTTGTAGAATAAGCACAGTTAAGTGCTAACATGTAAGTAAAATTAACGAAATATAAACATAAATCACTCCTTTTAGGGTATAATACATATATAAAATAATAAAAAAGATTGATTAAACTGTTGTTTTTATATATAATTATATTTATAGAAGGAGTGTTTTTATCATGGAAAGTTTAGAAAAATTAAAAGAGAGAATATTAGAATCTGTAGAAGATAATATTAACAATAAAAAATTATTAAAAGAGTTGAGAGAGGAATTTATAAAGAAAAAATTACCTTCAGCCATACCAAACCAATTGTTTAGTGAGTCTATAGATGAAGATCACTTAGATAAAAATGTATTGATTGCTATAACAAAAGTATTTAAGAATGAATTAGACTCTGAAAAATTTAAACTATCTAATTACTTTAGTGAAGGTGAAATATTTAGCTACAACAATGAGATAGAAGTTAAAGAAAAAATAGATTATGTATTGTTTAAAGGAATCAGACAGATAGATGGCAAGAACTTTTTAGGTGTTATTGATGGTAAGCAAGCAGTTGAAATGAGAAAAAATTCACTATATTCCTATAATAAGTTATTTCAACGTGCGCCTAAGGTGGTCAGAACATCTTCTGGAAGAACTATAAAGAAAATTGATGCGAATAAAGAAAATATATTAGATATGGAAAAAGAGTTTTCAGAAGAAAAAATGACACCAACATCTATTCATTTTGCTATATTAGTTAATAATACGGCAGGAATAAGCGAAAACTTTAAATTTAAAAAAATGTATGAAAATATAGGTGATATGTGGATTAAGCCGAACTTTGATTTTGAATCTGAAACTTATTTACCATTAATGTGTGTTGATGGGTGGCATAGATTAACAGCTATGTGCAATGCAGTTGAAAAAGCTGAAGCAGAAGGAAAAACAATAAAGGCTGAATTAGGATGTTTTGTTCATATTTTTGATAATGAAGCAGCTATTAGACACTTTATAGTTAGTACATTTAAACGCTGTACGACTAATCTAGATTATTTAAATGCAATTACTCCTAATGATGACAATATATTTATAGATGAATTTATAAAAGAATGCAAATGGTTAAATGGACATACAGCATTAACTAAGCAAGAAATGAAATTAGAAAATAATTATACTGAAAAAAGAATATTAATAGATTCATTTAAGAAAACTAATATAGAGATGAATGATGATCTAAAGAACACAATAAGTCGAGAAAAAGTGGCAAAAGTAATCGATGAAACATTAGATTATGTATTAAAAGAATTATATGATAACAATTTAGAAAAAATGATTAATACTATTTATTTGAATAGAAATATATTTAAAATGTATATAAAGTTTGCAGCAGAAGTTAGAGATAAAAAATATGGAATGGATATTTATAACCTGATTCAGTATATAGAAAATAATTGCGAAAAAATTACAAACACATTTAATGAAAAGTATATAGCAGATAGTAGTATAGATTTAATTCTGAGCGAGGTGATTAAATAATGAAGACTTTTGAGGAATTAATAAAGAGCGAAAGAAATAAATTGGAAAATAAAAATTTAAAATTTGATGAATATGAAAATAATAAAATAAATTGGCTAAGAGATGATGAAAATAATGGATATATATCAGAAAAAACAAAAATAACGTATTATAGATTATTAGATGTTCATGTTCATAGTGTAGAGGTAGCAAATAATAAAGATTTAAGAAAATTTACAAGTGTAGAAATAGAAAACCTAGTTAAAGGGGCAATAACTAATAGTAGCACAACTAAACGTGCTATATTTGCAGCTATAAATAATTATATGATATATAATGTTGAAAGAGGATTTATAAGCTACAATCCATGCGACTCAATACCAACAACTGATTTATTTGAAGTAAATAATAAAGCATTAAAAGAACAATACATGCCGTTAGATGAGTTCTATGCATATGTAGATGAATTATCTGCTGATAATGTTGAAAAAATGGTATATGTACTAATTAGATATGGTGTACCAGTAAGTGATGTACCTAATGTCAAATGGGAAGATTTGAATGAAGAAGAAATGGTATTAACAACTATTGTTAAGAAAAAAGCAGTTTCATTACCTATAGATGAAGATTTTATAAGAAGAGTAGAGTTGTGTAAGGTATGTTCAGATTATGAAGATGGTGACTATATGATAAAAACAGTAGATGGAAGACTTTCTTCTGTAAGTAGAATATATGGAATAATTGATAGGGTTAGTAAAGCTAGTGAAATTGCAAGACCAGATATGGGAATGTTATTTAAAAATAGAAGATATGATCTCGCATTAGAAATTTATGAAGATGAAGGACAAATAGAATCAAATGATCTAAAAGAAATATTAGATATATTAGGTTTATCAAGTGGAAATTCTAGTTTAACTACATTTAGAAAAGAATTAGAAAATATCTTTGGTTTAGAAGTTAAAACAAAAAACAAAAGAGCTATTGATGTTATAGATATTAATACAGGTGAAATAATAAAGACTTATGAATCTATTAGAAATGTAGTAGAAGATAGTAAAGCAGCATTTGGATTTTATATAGATAAATCTGTTGTTAGTAATACATGCAAAGGTAACAGAGATGGGATGAAAGGATTAACATTTAGATATTCAGAACAGGGGTAAAACCTGTTCTTTTATTATATAAACATAAATTAATAAAATTTGAGAGAAAAGTGTTTACTTTTATTTCAAACTATGATATTATAATGACATAAGCTAAATATAAATAAATTTGAATTCTATTAGAAAATAAAGGAGGATTGTAGCAATGTTAAAGAGATTTCAATGTGAAGAATGTGATAGTTATGATTATTTAGATCGTGAAGGTAGTGGAGAAGATGAGTATGGAGAATACGAAGCTTTTAGTTGTGAATGTGGCCATATAACACACATATATTATGAAGAAGATGATTCAATATAAAAAGTTAATTTTAAATGAAAGGTTAGATGAGGATTTATTATGTGGGGATTTAAGAATAAAATAGTATACAGTAATGATTTTACAAATGAAGACTTTAAAATAAATTTATTGCCAAATAGATTACATTATATAAGCTTGGCTAAGAATTTACCAAAAAGTGTATGGAATAAATTTAGAAAAGTTCATATTAATGATAAAAATGGAACTTGTGAATTATGTGGGCTAAAAATGGATTCAAGACATAATTGTCATGAGATCTTTGAGGTAGATAATGAAACAATAAGATTGATAGGTATTAAAGTCTTATGCTATAACTGTCATATGACTCAACATATAGGGTTTGTATCTACCGGCAAGAGTGGTCTTAGTATAGATGACTTGAAGAAACATTATGAGAAAATATCAGGAAGAAGTTTTGACAAAGAAAGTCATAAGGCTATAAAGGAATATGAGAAGATAACAAATAAACTAAAGGGTAAGAAATTTAAATTTGAAATAGATGATAACTTACTTGGAAAAGAGATAATAGAAGGTTATAGAGAATCATTAGAGAAAAATATTAATTCAAAAGTATAACTATTATATTGCGGAGGAGTATAAGATGCAGGAAAATATCTATTACGATGAATCAGGTCGCAAAGTAACAGAGAAGATGATAGACGGAATTAAAGTAAGAGTAATAGGTGAGATAACTGAAGATATTGAGAAAGCGTATAACGAACGATTAGCCATAGTTTTGTATAAGTAGCTAGGAGAAGAAAATTGCGAGAAACTATTGGAACTATTAAAAGAAAAATAATAGTTAAATAATTATTTGAAAATTATGAATTTAAGGAGATGATAATTATGAAGTTTAAAAATTCAGATGAGCTATTAGAAATGATATTAAGTAATAAATTAAATGTTGAAATGAAACTTAAAGGAGGTGTTACAACAAAATTTCCTAATTTAAATTTAGGTGTAACTTTTTATGAAGGAAAAGAGAAATGGGTTAAATGTAAATTCGAAGACTATGCAAGTTTCTCACCAATTTCAGCGAAGTATAAATTAAATGTAGTTCCAATTGATAAGAATTTCAATAAGAGAGATTATTATTTTAGTGATCTATATGACATATTGAACCTGGAAGATGCAGAAAGAACAAAAATAAGAGTGAAATTAATAAATTAACTATTTTATAATATAAATTAACAAAAGTGATTGACAACAATTAGAAAGTTATGGTAATATAAATTTGCAAGATAGATCAAAAGGAGTTGAGAATATGAAAAATAAATTATTCGTTTTGTTAAGTGAATCATCTGGTGGTAAAGATACATTATTAAATATGATAGTAAAAAATGAATTTTTAAAACCTGTTATTTCTACAACAACAAGAAGAATGAGAAGTAATGAAGAACAAGAGCGTGAATATCATTTTATAACTAAAGAAGAATTTATGTTGATGGAAGCAAAAGATGAATTCCTAGAGACTACGAGTTATCTAATTCCTTCAGAGGGAATAGTCAAATACGGATTAGCAAAGAAAGATGTTGTTTTGAGTAAAAGCAGCTACGGAGTAATATTGAATCCAATAGGTCTCCAACAAGTAGAAGAACAATTAGGAAAAGAGAATGTTGTTAGTATTTATATACATAGAAATGATAAAGATAGATTTATAAGTTATCTAAATAGAGAAGAAAAAAGGTTTGATTTAATATTGGATGATGCGTACGAAAGATATAAGAGAGATTTAAAGGACTTCGCAGGAATAGAAACAAAAGTGGATTATGTAATTAATAATGATGGTTATTCAGAAGATATGTTATTACAATTCTTAGAGATATTAAATGCAGAAAGTTATAAAAATTAAAATAATAAAGGTGAGAATGATATGGTTGAATTATTAAAATTATACGGAATGAGGGAAAGAGCCTTGAAGAGAGCTAGAGATTTGGAGGTGTTGCTTAATATAAGGAAAGAAAGAGATGTTGAAATAGAATTTGATATATTAGTGAGAAGAATACATAAATTAGATGATGAAATATTTAAAGCTGAAAGAAAATTACAACAATAGGGTGGTGGTGAGATGTATATAAGTTTTGGCCAAGCTATAGCAAAGCCTAATAGGGTTGTAATTTTAGAAGGCGTAAATGTAGAAAGAATTGCAGCTAAAGATAAGAAAAATAAATTTAGAATTGATAAGATCAGAGAAAAGATTCCAATGAATTTTACAAAAATCAATACTGTGTTACACAGAGAATTAAGTAGCATTGAATATATAGAATTTTGGAAAGGTATCAGGATAAAAGAAGTTATAGATTAATAAAATCATGTTTTTAATGGAAATGAAATAAATTTATAAGGGAGATTATTATGGGAAAATGTATAATATGTAATTGCGAAACAGAAGATTTTAGATGTTGTGTAAGAGAGGAAAATGGAGAATATTTTGATGATTTTCAGTGTGGAGAATGTACTGATAAAATAGTTGAAAAAGAAAGAATAAAATGGGAAAGTGATTTTAATAATAAAGCGTTACCATATTTCATAGAGAATAATTTTAAGGTAATAGTTGAAGGTGATGATAAAATAGAAGAATTTCCTATAAAAGATTCAGATGTGATGTACTGTGTAAATATAATCAGAAAAAGAATGGAAGAAAGAGGATATTATGAAAATTGGATAGATGTGCATTGGGAAGAGTGTAATGGAGTAGATTTTGAGGTCGTAGATTATTTATGTTATGCATTACCCGAAGATGACGAAGGTGGCGAGTGGATTAGTTATCACTTGAAAATTGTTGGCAATAACAATGTGAGATTAAAGAAGATATGTTAATAAATTGAATTACATAAAAGACGAATTTTATAAGAGAATTATGATTGAAAATTGAATAGAAATGAAGTATGAGTGAGGATAAGGGAGTTTGATGGGTATAAATGAAAGGATTGATAGTAAATCACGAAAACAATGAGTTTGTGGATGCTAGAAAAATGCATTATGAAGCAGGTATTAAAACAGAGTTTGCAAAATGGGTAAAACGCAAGATAGCTAAAAATAATTTAAAAGAAAATAGAGATTATTTAATATGTTATAAAATTAAAGATAGTTTCGATTTTGATTTTAAAGGCAAAAACATTAGTAAAAAGATTACTAAAGAATATTTATTAGATATATCAATAGCTATATTAATTTGTGATAAGACAAAGAGGGCAGAAGCGATATTAAAATACATATACGATCATAGCAATATGAATAATATGAAAGAAATTGTATTTATTAAGCCAGAAAGAAGAGAGCTTGAATTTATAGGAAAATTAAAGGAGGCATTAAGAGGAATAAATATTAATGAATACATATCACAATATAGATGCTGCAATAAATATAGAATAGACTTATATATACCAGAATTAAATATAGCAATAGAATATGATGAGGACGATCATAAAAATTATACATATGAGCAACATGAAGGTAGACAAAAAGAAATAGAACAAGAGTTAGGATGTAAATTTATTAGAGTTAGTGATGAGAATTCGGATGAATATAATATAGGATATATTATTAAGGTGATGTTTGATATTAAAAATATAGCTTAAAAATTTCAATAAAGTAAGTGTTTTATAAGGAGGTAATTTTATGAATGAACAAGATTATTTGATTGAAGAGATTAAAGAATGTGAAGATGTTATCCAAATTTTAAATAATATCATAAACAAAAATAAAAAGACTATATCTATGTTGACTAATATTAATATAAATACCATGAAAAAACCAATAATACATGATGAATCTTATATGATAATGATTAAATGGAATAATAAAAATAAAGCAATAAATCAGAGAAACAAAAGAATTAGAAAATTAAATAGAAGAATAGAAGGGTATCAAAGACAAATAGAAAGAGCTTTAGAAGATAAACGACTTCTTGAAAAAGCAATGTGGTATTAAAATTAATCATTTAATGGGAGTAAGTTATGAGAAAGAATGAGATAATTAAAAAATTAGATGAGAAAATTAAAAAAGTTGAGACTTGGACTGAATTTAATGAGGCTTATAAGTTGGGATTAATCGGTGGTTTAGAGTTAGCTAAGAATGTTGTAAAAGAATTTAAAAGGAGATAGAATCAACCTTTTATTAAAATTAATAAATTGGAGAAGAGAATTAAATGAAGAGTATTGCAGACATATTTGATTATCAAGTTATAAATAAAGAAACTGGAGAAGTGTTAATAACTGGAGAATTAACTCCAGTAAGTGCGATGACTGGAGAATCAGAATATAAACCTATAAGAAGAGTCATTGTAAGTGAAAAAGTATTAAAAGAATGTAAGATCGGAGAGCATATAAAAATTAAAGTTGTGATAAAAGGGAATGATTTCTCCATCGAGGGAGATATAGTAGAAATTAACGGCTTTGAAATAGGTGTGCAATAAGGAGTGACTTAAATGAAGATTAAATTAGAGAATAAAACAAAAATTGAGCCATTGGATTTAGGTGACTTAGTTAAAAGTGCTTATGATGATACTTTTTATGTAGTGGCTTATCAATATAATGAGAAAGTTAGTGTTAGGCAATACATATTATGGTCATTAGAAGGAGATCAAGGTTATAATGGATTTTATAATACTTTAGATGAATTAACCGATTCATTAGTCGAAGGAGAGCAAATATTTAGACAAAGTGAATATGAGTTGAAGTTAGTTAGAAAGGGCGAATAAATTATGCAAACATTGAAGTTTTTAGGTAGAGGTTCAGCGTTTAACACAAAGGAAGGAAACACAGCAGCATACATAAAGCAAGATAGTCATTTGTTGTTAATAGATTGTGGAGAAAATATATTTGAAAGAATGGTGAATAATAATTTACTAGACGGAATAGAAAAAGTTGATGTTTTAATAACTCACCTAAATTCAGATCATGTGGGGAGTTTAAGCAGCTTAATATATTATTGTTGTTTCATTAAGAAATTCAAAGTTAATGTATATTTCCCATCATATGAATTACAGGAATTATTAAAACTTATGGGGCATAAAAGAGAAGAGTATAATTTCTATAGGGTTATTTCGATTAAAAAAATTGGGAATATAGCTATTATGCCTATGAAAGTATCACATATAGAAACTATGAATTGTTATTCTTATTTTATTAGAATATATAATGAGCATGATAAATGGATATATTATAGTGGTGACAGTAATAAAATAACTTTAGACAATGAAGATTTGGTTGAACTGGATGAAATTTACCAAGATACTTCTTCGGCAGATTACGAAGGTAATGTACATTTGTCGTTAAAGAAATTATGTGAGACTATACCAGTAGAATATAGACATAAAGTTTATTGTATGCACATAGATAAAGATGAATTAATTAAAAATGCTAAAAATGAAGGTTTTAACGTAGTTGAATTGACATAAAACATAAATTTTATTCGGAAAATTAATAAAATAAAGAGGTGATTCAATGGAGTATAATCCATTTCTTAAAACAGCCATAGTAAGAAAAGGCATGAGTAAGCCTATGAAAATACTAAAAGATAAAGACCTATTACAAGGGAAAATATTAGATTTTGCCTGTGGTCATGGAGAAGATGTTTCTATACTATCAAGCTTAGGATTTAATATAGTTGGATATGATAAGTTTAATGATTCATATAAAAATGAAGAATTGTTAAGCAGCAAATATGATACAGTTACTTGTAACTATTGTTTTAATGTAATACCTGATTTAGAAGAACATAAACAAGTATTAGAATTATTAAGAAGCTTGAGTGATAATGTATATATTTCTGTTAGAAGCGATATAAAAGCAATTAGAGATACGTGGAGTTATAATACAGATCAATTAGGATATTGGACAAGTAATAATAGTTTCCAAAGATTTTATGATGTCAATATGATAGAAAAATTATTTGGAGAAGTAAAATACATAAGTAATAATGGAAGTTTTAAATTATTTAAATTAATATAAGAGGAGGCGATTATTATAAGCGCGACAAACCGAGGAGCAGAAAGAAAGGCATATGATTTTTATGCTACACCAATAGATGTAGTGCTAAACTTTTTGGGAAAACAAAATATATCAAAATTAAATCAAGGTGGGGGGGGTAATTCTTGAACCATCTGCAGGCAATGGGAATATAATAAAAGCATTAAATACATACTATAAAGATAGAAAAATAGAAGCTTGCGAAATTAGACAGGAAGAAGAATTGGGATTAAAAGAGATTTCAGATGAAGTAATTATAGGGAATTTCTTAGAATTAGACATTGATAAGAAATATGATATTATAATAGGTAATCCACCTTATAGTTTGGCAAAGGAGTTTGTAGAAAAATCTTTAAGCTGCTTAAAAGATGATGGTGTATTGATATTTCTTTTAAGAACAGCTTTCTTGGAAAGTAAATCTAGGTATGAATTTTGGCAAAAGAACCCTTTGAGTGGGTTATATACATTAAGTAAGAGGCCGTCATTTACAGGAAAAGGTACTGATGCAACATCTTATAGTTGGTTTGTTTGGGATAAAGGTTCAGATAAACAAACAATTAAAGTTATATAAGGAGAATTTTAAATGTATAAATGTAATAATTGTGGAAATGAAAAATATTTCGAAGAAACTAATATTATTAAAACTTTTGTATTACAAGATGAAGATGGTAATATAAACACTTCAAGTGATAAATTTTTATATAACCAAAATGTGATTTGTTCAAAATGTAAAAGAGTAATAGAGAATAAATCTTAAAAATAATTAAATATAAATTAATAAAATGTGTTGACAAAAGAAAAGATTGGCATTATAATTAAATCATACCAAAGAGATACCGAAAAACAAAAGACTACAACATATAAAAGGAGGTGAAAGTATGAATACATTACTAAAAGTTTATCAATGCAGCATATCAAGGAAGTTTGAATATAAATTGATTAATGATCTTGAAAATTATACGGTTAAATCAATACATAGTAATAGAGTCGCTATTGAAGATAATGTAGGAGATATCTTGTGGATAGAAGACAGGGGTTATGGCTTAAATATTGGAGACACCATAAGATTTAATAGATACGGTATCAAAATATATAATGAAGATGGATATGTGGTAGATACAAAAGATTATAATTACAAGACTAGAGTTAAAGATATAAAAAATACTAAAGGTAAATATTTTGCAATTAAATCAATTTTAAGTTCATGTGACGAATTAAGAAAAACTATTGAAGAAGCTGAAATTGATTTTAATATAAATTAATAAAGGAGATGAGAGTGTGAAGACAGTAACAGTAAAATTAAAAACAATAATTACAGATGAAGAAGGAAATGAAATAGATTTAGAAAACATAGATCAATACATAAGATAAACGTTGACATTAAAAATTGTACAAGTTAGCACAAGTAAAATTATTAAAGAAAAAAGAAATAAAAATCAATAAATAAAAGGAGAGATAGAAAATGAAATTAAATTTAATACCAGATTTAATACTCATAAATGAAAGAGGAGAGAGGTTTAAAATTATAACTCAGCAAGCTGTAATTAGAATAGGTGATAGCGTTTTAATTAAAAATGACTTTGACATTAGAGATGAATTAGAAAAGTTTTTTGAAGAATCAAAAGAATCAATTCTTGAATTAGAATACCATCCGTTAGATCAAAATCTAGAGCATACAGAAATAACTACTAAGCGAATATATATTAATACATATGAAGTTAGAGAGTATTATAACACTGAAAAGGATAAAAATGATATGATATATATGTTTAGCGTTTCTGGTGAGAATACAAAGGAATTAATTGAAGAATATAGACACAGACAGATAGTTGAAAGTTTAAAAGAACAAAAATCAAAAGAAATAAAGTTTATTGATGAGGCAACTCTGGAAAGATTGCTTAACGAAATGAGTGTAGGAACGCAAGAATTGATAGATTCAAATACAGAATTAATAAATAAATATTTAAGTATATAGATTTTAATATAAATTAACAAAATACGAAAGATAAAGCCCGAGGTTGGGCAGCTTTAAAAGTTTTAAAATGGGAGGGTTAGAATTGAATAATTGGTATACCATCAAGGAAATAATGTGTCCTTATACAAAAGTAGATTATTATGTTTATTATAATTTTGAAAGAAGTTTTATAATAAATACAATTAATAGTTATATAAATAAAAATAATATTTCTAAGAAGAAATTTGCTGAGGATAATAGAATAAATTATAGATCATTACTTAGATTTTTAAATGGCGAATGGGTTATGAGTATAGAAGGTTATTTAGGATTTTTATGTCATAAGATAATGTCTAACAATGAGAAATTAATAAATAAAAAAACAAAAGATTTAAATTTGGATAATTTTGAAATTGACATCATTAAGGCCTTTTGTAATTTGCTTATAAATAATAATAAAAAGATGATAAAAATAGAAGGCACAAACAACGAAAGAATTTTTTGGGATATCATAAAATTTTTTAACGATAATAATGTGGAGATTGAAATATTGTACTCATGGGGTGGTAGGGGTGACCATGACCCTTATGTAGAATTTAAAGTATCAGATTATTCAGTTTATGATATTGAAAATATATTAAAAAGATTAAAGCAGGGAGAAGATTAAAGATGAAAGATATAAGATTAAATTTAGAACAAAACAAAACATTTATGAGGTTTATAAAAGGTGTAAATCTTCCTATAAAATATATTCGTCAACAAAAAGAAATGGAAAAAGAATTAAAAAAGGGAAAAGTTATTGTGTTCTCGGATAAGAGTGAGACGTCTGGAAATGGAATAATATATCAAGATATAATCAAGCTAGAAGAAGATGGAAGGTTAAGGTTATTACTGGCCATAGGGCAAGATATTTTAATAGAGAACACCAATAAATACATAATACAAGTAAAGCCATTCAAAGGGATATATTCTAAATCTAGTTTAAAACAAACTATGGATATGATAGGTTTATTTTTTAATAATTATAACTATTGTTTTTCTGTTCCGAGTGAAAATGTAGATATATTATTTGACGATTTTAAAAATGGAATCCCTTTTGTTGGAGATACATTTAAAAATAAATAATGAGGGGATTGAGTTTTCTCCACTCTTTAATGCTGCCACAATGTGTGTCTGTTACAAGTCAGAACGAAAGCAGAGTAGATAGTTATAAAAATTAATAAAAATGAGGTGAGGATTTTATGGGTAAAAATAGATTATTAACAAAGCTACCTAAGAAAGAAAATGGGGATCTTAATTATAGGTCTATTATTGGAATGAATTTAGAATTGTTGTACAACGATAATATATATAACACAAAGGTAATTGGACTAACTAGGATAAGAGGCGAAAAAAGATTTTTAATAAATTATAATGGATATGTATATGACAAAGGGATATCTATTGACTCTTTGATAAAAAATGCAAGGTATGATGCTATACTTGGGTTTAGAGGTAAATTTAGGTTGAATAAAGGTGATATAATAAATGATAATGATAGGAATATGGAAATAATTGGATTATTAAAATATGATAGAAAATATTATAGATATCGTTGTAATAAATGTGGTTACGAAGGTGAAAGCTCGGAGTCGAATATTATAAATAATAAATCTGGTTGTCTTATTTGTGAAGGAAAGCGTTCACCTGCAGTATTAGGAATTAATACTATATGGGATACAGATAGATGGATGTGTGATCTGGGAGTATCAGAAGAAGATGCTAAAAGATATACTAAGGGAAGCAATAAGAAGATAGAAGTTATTTGTCCTAATTGTAATAATAAAAAACAATCACCAATAAATTCAATTTATAATAATAAATCAATAGGTTGCGTGTGCGGTGACGGATTTAGCTATCCTGAGAAGTTTATGTATTCAATACTAAAACAATTAAATATGGACTTTGCAACTCAACTATCCAAAACTACATTTGATTGGTGCGGTAATAAAAGATACGATTTCTATATTCCTTCATTAAATATGATAATTGAGACGCACGGAGTCCAACATTACGAAGAAACGGGTAGAAAAGGCGTGAGAACATTAGAAGAAGAACAAGAAAATGATAGGTTAAAAGAACAATTAGCAAAAGAAAATGGAATAGAAAATTACATTGTTATAGATTGCAAATATTCCGATATGGAATGGATTAAGAGTAGTATTTTAAATAGTAGATTGTCAAATATAATTGATTTGTCCAATATTAATTGGTTGAAATGCGAGGAATTTGCTTTAAAAAATATAGTAAAAGAAGTATGTGAATATTGGAATCTGAAAGAAGAATGGGAAACTGCCGCTAGCTTATCAAATGTATTAAGATACAACAGAGCGACGATAGTCAGAATGTTAAAAAAGGGAAGTAAATTAGGTTGGTGTAGTTACGACGCAACGGAGGAAAAGATGAAAAGTGATAAAAAAATGAGTAAAAAAGTAATAGTGGAGAAAGAGGGGTTGAGATCAATTATATTTAATTCTTCCAGGGAATTGGCAATGAATGGAGAATCTATTTTTGGTGTTAAGTTTAACCAAAGCAATATATCTGATTTTCTGAATGGGAAATATAAAAAAACAAACTATAAAGGATTTACAATTAAATACATAGAAAATAATGAACAAATAGCAAGCTAACACATACATATAAAACTAAATAAAATTCCGACTTTAAAATATAAATTAATAAAATAGATTGACAAAAGAAAATAAGTAATATATAATAAATAATGTAAGGTTAAGGCATAAACCTTTAGCATAAGTATTGTCATAAATAATATGAAGGGCGGTGATTATCAAATTTAGGATAAATACATAAAAACAAATCAAGATCAAACTAATTTAAATAAAAATAAACCTATTCACAAATTATTAACGGTTGACCTTAATTGGTCAATCTGAGGATATTGAAAAGTATCTTGAGATTAACTAATTAAGAAATGACTTATAAATTAAAATTACAAAGGAGTTGGGAAAATGAATGCATATGAATTAATGAAAGAATTCTATGATCTAGATAATGAGATTTTAGAATTGGTAAACAAGAAAAATAAGAAAGATGCAGCCTGGATGGACAAGGCAATCGATTCAAAATTAAGCAGACAATTAGAAATTAAGCACACTTTAGAAAGAATAAATGTAGTGTTATAGGAGGGAATTATGAATCATAAATACATAGAAGAAATAATGAATATGGAGAACACTCCTTATGGATGGTCAAAAAATACTGGTAGAGATGAGATGTGGGCAGATCAAAGAAGAATATATGGGTTTGATGAAAGGGAAACATGGAGCTTAGATGCAACATTCTTCTATTGGTTATATGAAAGATTAAGAATGTTTAATGAAGTAAATTGTATAAATACAGAATTCCATACGTTTGAGATAAATGGTAAAAAGCTTACTCAACAAGAATGCATAGATATAATGATTGATAAATGCAAAGATTATATAACACATCAAGGAGTAGATGATAATTATAGCTATAACTTAAAAAATGAAATTTTAGATATATGGAAAGAATGTATTCATGCTATGTGGTGGTAGCAAATAAAATGCGGATTTTAATGGACAATTTGAAATTATTGAGGAGAAATGTGAGTTTTTATGAAAATATTTTTTAATAGATTTTTAAGAAGCATAAAATACTTAATATTTGGTTTTAAATGTGAGGATTGCTTTAATTACAATATTGGCGATGGAATTGATGATATTAATGCTTGTGGAAATTGTAAAAATTTAAAGAAGTATCACAATAATAATTAATACGCAATTCAAAAATAAAGTGAAGAAATGAGGGATTTTTAATGAGTAAAAGCGTGATAATAAAAGGTGGAAGTTTAACTAAATTAGAAGAAATTAAAAACACAAAATAAATTAATTAATAAATATAAAGGAGAAAAATAAAATGGATGCTTTAAAAGAAAGAAGTAATTATGTTGAATATTTAATGAAAGATAAGGAGTGTTCTATTTCTTTAGATGGTAACGCTATTGATTTAGATCGCTATGAAGATAGAACATTATCTATAAAAGATTTAGATTCTTGTAGATGCAATACTAAAGGTTATGTGGAAATGATTAAGAAAGTTGATAATGAAAGTTTAGATAGATTGGTTAGATCTGTAGTTTCTAATCTAACAACAATTAAGGATGGTTGCACAACTTATGAAGAAGTCCTAGCGAATGTTATAGTTCCTGAATTATTAAATAGAATATATTAAGAAGTAATAATATGAAAAAGAAATTAATAGAAGAAATAGAAAAGTTACAAAGAAAAATGATGACTACTGGAACAATTTTAACTGTAGTATCAGCAATAGGATTATATGCTTGGGCATTTGGTGTAAAGACAGTACATCCAACAATATATGTTATGAGTATGATAATGGGTATAGGTTTCTTTTGCACAGCCTGTGCATATAAAATTAGGGGGTTGAAATAGTATGAAGCAAATAGTTGTAAATGGTGGAGAAACTCATGGAGACTTATTAACTCCAAAGTGGGTAGTTGAATATTATAAGAGAAAGGGAATTGAGTTATTTGTTTATATTCCTGAATTAATAGAAGATGATTATATATATGAATTGAAAGATCCAAACGAATTAGATGATAACACTTGTATATATTGTCCGTTGTATTTACTTGATAATTTTGGTGATATTATTGAAGAAATTACTGATGGAATAGCTCAGAAAGTAGTTAATGAATACGACATGTTTAATGATAGAGAAGATAAGATGTTAATAGATATTGCAAAAGAAATTAATAATGAAGAGTTGATTAAAATAATAGAAATTCCAGATGATGTAGAATATGAGGTTGTACAATCAGAGTGTGGGTTTAGTGAATGGGTAGAAGAAAAACATAGAGTATGGTATTAGGAGGGTAATATGGAATATAAATTATCTAAAACAGATGTAAAGGTAATTAAATCGGCTTTAAAAGCTCATTTAAATCAATGTAAGGAGTTTATAGAACTTGATAATAAAACAGGAACATTTACAGATGAAGAAAGACATGGAGTTACAGCAAAAATAATTATAATGGAAGATTTATTAGAGAATACATTTAAGGAGTAAAATTATATGAGTAGATTAGATTTTGAATTAAAGGTTATTGATATATTAGATGATGCATGTAGTAATTTATCAAGTCAAGAATTTGACAAGCTGTTAGAAAGAATTAAAGAAACTATTGAAGATTATGAATAAAAACAATATTTTAAAGGGAGGAGTATATATGTATGATACTGTAGAATGTCCATATTGTGGCCATGAGAATGATATGTCAGATGGATGTGTAGATTTACCTGATGATAATAAATTTGACCATGAATGTGAAAATTGTGAAAGAGAGTTTGAGGTTTATGTTGAATTTGAGCCAATATATTCAGCAAGTGCTATTGAATACATAGAATGTGAGATATGTGGGAAAGAAACTAGGGATATATTAAAGAGAGGGTATATTTTCCCATATCCTAAAAATATTAAAGAAAGAAATATATGTCGAAGCTGTTGGAAAAAGTTAATATTTAAAGAAATAGAGGGTGAGAAATAATATGAATACAGAATTTTGGACAATTATGATTGACGGTAATTTTTTAAACGCAAATCCATTTAGAAAAGACAATGAGAATATAACAGAGGCGGTTAAATTTACATATGAATAAGATTGTAGAGAGTATTTTAATGATCTTAGAAAGGACAAACCTTTTAAAATAGTTAAGGTTAAATGCGAATTAGAGGAAGTAGAATAGAGGAGGAATATACAATGAAAGTAAAAATAGCATTACATGGTTGTGATGATATTACACGTTTTGAGGTTGAAGCTGATGATAGCAAATTAGAACTTATTAAAGAATTGTCTGAAAAGTCTATAGAAGAATCAGAATATGCGTGTATGCCAGTTTTAAAATATGAAATATGTGAATAAAATTTACGATTTATATAAATTAATATAATAAAAGGAATGTTTATTTATGAAAAACAAATTAACAATAGCTGTAACAATTTTACTATTAAACATTGCAGTCGGAGGATGGTCAGTAAATGAAATACTATCCTGGTTCGGCAAGAATATACCATTTGCATTTGATATAATTTTAGGATTAATAACAGGATCTATTTCAATACCAGTAGCAATTGTAGGATGGATATTAAAAGTTTGTGGAGTATTTTAAAAAGGAGTTAATATATATATGAACGTAATAGCATGGACAGTGTTAACGTTAAGCTGGTTAAGTGCAGCAATATGTTTAACAGGTGTAATTATAGAAGGTAATACTAAAGATAAAGTTAAGAATTTAGTACGAGCTAGTATAAACATAATGACAATGTATTTAATGTTATATATGTTAGGATTTATAATTTAAGTAAAAATATAATTTTACAAAAAAACATAATATAAATTAACAAAATTAGTTGACAAGTTCTTTTGCATGATATATAATAAATTATGTAAGGAGGACAAGTTAATAAATAATAAAAATTAATAAACAAAAGAAATTAAAAAATATAACAGCGAAAATAAAAATAAAATAGGTAGTGAGATGAACCTGATGAGAAGGAGAAATGAGTATATGGCAAAAAATTTATTAGGAAGAAAAAACACATTTAATTTTGTAGGAGTGTTAGGATTTGGAGAAGCACCTTTATCTACTAAGCAAATGGGAAGCAGCGATTGGAATAGAACAAAGTTAGGTGTGTCAGTAAGAAATGGATCAAATTCACAATTCTTAGCATTAGAATACATACATAGTGATAAAGTTAAAACAACTAAAATAATGACAAAAGAATTAGATGAAAATGGAAAGAATAAGAGTATAGAGGTTCAATTATCAGATACATATAAACCTGAAATAGTTGATCAAGCAGCAGACTTTATAAAAACAGTTATTGATTTAGAACAAGATTTTGAAAAGAAAAAAGAATATACAAGCTTATTATTCAAAATTAGAAATCACGAAATGAAAGAAGAAAAGACACAAGAAGATTTAGATAAGATCAAAGAATATAGTGAACAAATTAAAGAATTAGCAAATAACAGGGTTGAGTTCTGTCACTTGCAAGATGTAATTAAGTATTTAAATGCAATGTTACCTTCATTAAAAGGTAAGAAAGTTAGAGTAACTGGACAAGTTAAATCAAATTACTACAATGGAACAAATAGATTACAATATATACCTAGCTTTATAGAATTAGTACCAGAAGATACGGAAAATCAATTAAAGATTATGTTAGACTTCTTCTTTGATAAAGAAGGAATAGATGATGATACAAAGTCTAAGAAGATGTATGTTAATGGATATGTTGGGGAAAAGATTAAGAAGGCTGATAAATTAATTCCATTACAAGTTGTAGTTGATTATACAAAGATTGATGAAGAAAATCCACAGCATAAAGCAATGTTAGACTTTATGAAAGATATATTTAAAATAAAAGATAAGAAGCAAGTCTATAAAATTGGATTAGTTATAAATGCGATAAATGGGGCTGAAACAATCGAGTTTAGTGAAGAATGTTTAACAGAAAAACAAAAGATGTCAATAGCATTAGGGTTAAATAAATTAGAAGACTTTAAGCCAAGAGGAAATACATATGGGGAAAGAATTCAAGAGTTAAGAGTTATAAATGCTGATTTAAGAAATTACTCAGATGGAGCAGTAGAAGTATTTGAAATTAAAGAGTTAGATGATTACTTAGTAAGTACAGAAGATGATAAAGATGTGAAGGAATCAGAAGTTAAATCTGAAGAACCAAAAACAGAAGAAAAAGCAGATGATATGTTTGCAAAATTATTCGGATAAAAATTAATAAAATAAAGGAGTAGAATTACAGAGAGTGAGTTGCGAGTGAGAGTAGTAGCACAGAGATAGTATTAAAGCCTGTGAGATGACGGCTAAATAAATATTTAAAATTAAAGGAGAGATTTTTATTATGGCATTATTAAAAAACAAAATGAAATTAAATAAGGTATCTTTAGATTTTTCTAATTACTATATGTTCTTAAAGGGTGTTGAAAAGAGTGGGAAAACAACTATGTGTAGAGATCTAACTTTAAAATTATATGGAAAAGCAGAAGCAGGATTATTATTAGCTATAGGTAAAGAAAAAGGATATAAGGCGTTAGATAACATTCAAGCACTTGATGTTGAAGATTGGGGAGAATTCCAAGAAGCAGTTGAGGACTTAATTGAGAATAGAGATGAATATAAAGATATAAAAATGATATACATAGATACACTTGATGAACTGATAGAGTTGGCTGAAAAACAAACAATAACTTATTCAAATAGAACTACTAACAAAAAAGTAACAACATTAAATGCAGCATTAGGCGGATATGGTGCAGGAAGAAAGTATTTATGTAAAATAGTAGACGAAATGTTATCAGGTTTAAAACATGCAGGATACGGATTAATCGTAATTGGACATACTAAATTAAAGACTATAAAAGAACAAGGAATGACAGAAGAACAAGAATTCCAAATTTTAGATTCAAACTTAAATGCTGACTATGCAAACATAGTTGCACATAAGGCTGATGTAATAGCAACAATAAATGTTGAAAGAGAAATTAATGATTCTAAGAGAGTTACAGACACTAAGAGATATATTTACTTTAGAAGTAATGGATTTATAAATGCAGGAACAAGATTCTCAAATATAGTTGATAGAGTTGAATTATCAGCAGATAACTTTATAAAAGCTATAGAAGACGCAATTAAAGGTTCTATGAGTACACCGATGAGTGATGAAGAACTTGCAAAAAGAAGACAAGAAGAATTAGTTGAAAATGAAAAGAAGGCAGAAGAATTTAGAGCAAAACAAAAGGCTAACACAAAATACACTTTAGAACAAAAGCAAGAAAAGTTAGCAGAAATTCAAAGAAACGCAGCAAAGATTGATATGTTAAAGCTAAAAGAAGTAATGGGTAAATACAATGTGACTTCTTTTGCTGACCCAGAATCAACACCAAGCAAATGTATAGATGAAATATTAGCATTAATCTAAAACCTTAGGGAAGGGATTTGATTCCCTCCCTTATTTTTTTATTTAGACAGGAGTGATTATATGGAAGAAATTAAATGCAATAACCAAGGTATAAAGATGTGGATAAAAGAGTATAGAAGATATGACGATATAGATGTAGAATTTGAAGATGGTTTTGTGTTTTACAACGCACGAATGGGGAATTTCAAGAACGGAAATATAAGATCAGGATATTATCCTTCTGTATATGGCATTGGTTATATCGGATATTCTAAAACAAAAGATGAAAACGGAAAGTTCATAAAATCCTACGTAACTTGGAGTAATATGATGAAAAGATGTTATGACGACAAATACAAAGAGAAAAGAAGTAGTTATAAAGATTGCTTTGTTTGTAATGAATGGCTTAATTATTCCAATTTTAAAGAATGGTATGATAAGAATTATTATCAAATAGATGATGAATTAATGTATCTTGATAAAGATATTCTCTTTAAGGGAAATAAAATGTATAGTCCTATAACATGTGTGTTTGTGAATAATAGAATTAACTGTTTAATATTAGATAATAAAAGTAAAAATTCTAAATATTCTACTGGTGTATCAAAATACGGAAGCAAATATTATGCAAGGTTAAGAAAAGGAAATAAAGACAGGACAAGAGTGAACATAGGTATTTATGATACTGATGAAGAAGCCTATGAGTCTTATAAGAAAGCTAAGAAAGAATACATAAAGGAAGTAGCAGAAGAATATAGAGATAAAATACCTGATAATCTATATCAATCCTTAACAAATTGGGAAGTATAATTCCCTTTTTAATTAGAGTTAATATAAATTGTTGATTGTAATTAAAAATTCATAAAGGAAGTGATTAAAATGGCAAGAAAATGCAAATGTAGACTATGTGGAAAGGAGCTAACAACAGATATAGCTTATTGTGTTCAAGGTAAGACTAAATCTTATTATTGTAATAAAGAAGAATATGATGAAGTTATAAAAGAACAACAAATTAAAAATGAATGTATGGATTATGTGGCAGAGATTATTAATATGAAATTTACACCACCAGCAATGATGAAATTGGTTAATGGATTGAATGAATTTTATGACTATATAGTAATTAAAAGAGCATTTAAAGATAATAGTGATTCAATTCAATGGGCGTTAATAAATAAAAAATTTAGTAGTGAGTTTGCTAAGTATAGATATATTATCTCAATAGTTTTAAATAATATAGATAAAAGTTATAGATCTTACTTGAGAGAACAAGAAGAAATGAAGAAATTATTTAATCAAGTAAATACTAATTCAATTGATGTTGAAATTTTAAATTTTGACAGAAACGAAGTTAAAACTAAAAAAAGTTCAGATATAAGCATGTTTTTGGAGGATTAGAAGATGGATAAGTTAGAATTAATGCAGCAACAATTAAATAAAGCTAATGGTATGTTGGTAGGATTAATATTGAAAAAGCCTGAAATTTTATATGAATATACTATTGACAAAAAGAGTTTATCTGAAGAAGCTATGTTTTATGTAGGCATAACTCAAAAATTGTTAGAAAAAGGGAATGAAGTAATAGATGAGGTTGGATTTTCTTCAGAAGTAGAAAATATAGGATTAATAGAATTGTATAAGAAATACGGTAGCTATCAAACAATAAAAGATATGATGTCTATTGTAGATGATAGAAATGCCGATAGTATTATTGATAATTGGAGTAAATGGGTTTTATGTAAAACTTATTATGAAAAAGGTGTACTTGATATAAATAAACATTATGATAAGTTATCTAAAATGACAAGTAGCCAAGTATATTCTTATTTAGAACATGAAATAAATAGCGTGTCTATATCTACTGGTGTAGATGGATTAGATTTTGAAAATTTAATTTTAAGTGATGAAGAGTTGGAAGAGATAATGAGTGGTGCTAATTTAGGACTTCAATATAACCAAAAGTCACATATATTAAACTCTATGACAATGGGAATTCCTAAATCAGAATTAAATGCTATATGTGGTTATATAAATGAAGGTAAGACATCATTTGCTTTTTCAAATTTTGTAATGCCAGTTGTTGATAATGGACATAAAACGTTAATAATATCAACAGAACAAAGAAGCATAGTTTTTAAATTGTTATTAATAACAGACGTGCTAACTACGAAGCTCAACTATTTTAAATTGACAAGAAAGAAATTAAAGACCGGTAAGTATACTGATGAAGATTTAAGAATGATAAAAATGGCTAAACAATATATACAAGAAAACTATGCAGATAAAATAATATTCTTAAAATTATATGACTATAATACTGATATAGTTACTAAGGCAATAAAAAAATATGCACAATTAGGAATGGAATTAGTTTTATATGATGTACTTAAATTTGATTCATCAAGTGAAGATCAGTCTGTATGGTTGTCCTTAATAACTGATTCAAAGAATTTATTTCAATGCTGTTCTAAATATAATGTAGCTGGATTAGTTACACTTCAATTAGCTATGGCAACAAAGAATAAAGTTAGGCAAATAGGAATGGAGTGTGTAGCAAACTCTAAAGCTGTATTCGAAGTTATGTCGGAGGCTATATTTATAAGAAGTGCATGGCAAGATGAATTAGAAGAAGATAGTATAACATACTTAAAACCCTATAGATTAAAGAGAGATGAGAATGGTAGGTTTACAGGAGAAAGAGAAGAAATAAAACTGGATAAAGATAAGCAATATAAAATAGTTAGATTAGGTAAATCAAGAAATGATAGTACAGATAAATTCCTTCTTTATTCAGTAGATTTTAACTTCAACATATGGAAAGAAATTGGAATGTGTACTGTAAGTGATAAGAATAAATATTAATTGGAGGAAACTCCCATGATAATTAAAATAAAAGACAAATTAAGAGATAACCCAGAGTTAATAATACATATATTGAATGAATTAGGTTGCGAAAATATAAAGCCATTAAAAGGGCATGAGATACGTTGGGGGAGCAGTAATGGTTCAAAAATAAATATAGAAACATTATCTTATACAAGTTTCTCACATAATCATAAGGGTGATGTCATAACTATGGTTTCCTTATTAAAGGAGATAGATTTAGGACAAGCAATTAAATGGTTAGCTAAAGAATTAAATCTTAGCTATGAATATAGTGAAAAAGTTGAAGTAACATTGCCATTTGGCGGTTTCTTTAAAAACTATAGTAAAGTTAAGGATAATGATGTAAATCCACCTAAGATATATCCAATAGAAAGATTAAAAGAATACACAGGGCGATTAAATACCTTATGGCTGGAGGATAATATATCTTTGCAGACACAAGAATTATTTGATATAGGACTAGATTTCGAAACCAACAGAATAGCTATAGGATGGAAAGATGTCAACTCTGAATTAGTCGGGATAATGGGGAGATTAAACAAGAAAGAATTGACTGATAAAGATACTAAATATTTACCCATTATACCATTTAATAAAAGCAAGGTGTTATATGGACTTGATGTGAATTACAGTAATATTCTTGATAATGGAACTATAATTATAGTTGAAAGTGAAAAATCAGTGCTAAGAGGTTATGAGTTAGGATATAGAAATATTGTAGCTTTAGGTGGTAACAATATAAGCGAAAGACAAGCGGCATTAATAAAGAGCTTATGTGTAAATGTAGTAATATCATTAGATGAAGGAATAGAATTGACGCATTCTATAGAACAGGCAAAGAAATGCAAGATAGAAAATCCTTTCTTTAGTAATGAAGTGTATGTTATGGAAGTTGATGATCTTCCTAAAAAACATTCGATTTTTGATATGAATAAAGAAGTTATAGATAATTATTTAAAAAATAAATTAATATATATTTAGGAGGAAGTTATGAACGAGCATATCGGAGAAACAAATATAACAAAACAAACAAAAGATAAAATAGAGATAATAGAATATAATACTTATAATAACATCAAAGTAAAAGTTATTGGAACTGGAGAGATAATAGAAACAACTTATGATAACTTTAAAAGAGGAGCGATAAAGCCTAAAATGTCTAAAACAGTGTTTGGTGTTGGAATAGTGGGAGATGATAAGGCAAGAGATAAAAATGGAAAGTATTTAGATAGTTATAGAAGATGGCAGAATATGTTAGGTAGGTGTTATGATGAAAAGCATAAATATTTAACTTATGAAGATGCGAAGGTTTGTGAAGAATGGCTTTATTATCCTAATTTTAAGAAATGGTATAATGAGAACTACTATGAGGTAGGTGAAGAGAGGATGGAGTTAGATAAAGATATTCTCTCAAAAGGAAATAAGGTTTATAGTCCCGATAATTGTGTGTTTGTGCCAAAATTAATAAATTCATTTTTTACAAAGAGAGGAAATGGTAGAGGGAAATATCCTTTAGGTGTATCTTTATGTAAAGATACAAATAGATACAGAGCAACAATGAATTATAAAGGTAAGGGAATAAAAATAGGGAGATTTGACACGGTAGAGGAGGCATTTTTGAAATATAAAGAGTGTAAAGAGAAGTATACGAAGTTATTAGCAGAAGAGTATAAAAATAAGATACCACAAAAACTATATGAGGCTATGTATAAATGGGAGGTTGAGATAGATGACTAATATAAAATTATATGATAGAGATACAATACAAAAAGATATAGATAAATTAAGAGAAGAAGGGTGCAATATATGGTCTATATCTAGGCTAAACAATTACAACACTTGTCCTAGACAATATTATTTAACATACATAGAACACGCAAAACAAAAACAAGGTATATACAGTTTTTTAGGATCGGCATTGCATTCTGATTATGAAGATTTGTATAGTGGTGTTACAGATAAATTAACCCCTAATCATTTCAGTGAAGATTGGCTTAAAGCAGAGATATTTTCTATAAATTTTCCAAGTAATAATATAAAGAACAATTATAAAAAAGATCTAGATTTTTGCTATAAACATTATAATAAAATGAATGGTGGAAAGTTTCTTTGTGAATTAGGATTTATATTGAAAATAGATGAAAAAAACTATATGACAGGATTTATAGATTTAATAGAGTTTCTTGGTGACAATAAGATAAATATATATGATTTTAAATCAAGTGCTATGTTTAAGGATAAGAAGTTGATATCAGCAGCAAGGCAATTAGCGATTTATCAAATGGCAATGGAACAGTTGTATGGATTAGAAGTGGTTTCAAATGCTTGGATAATGGCAAAATATTCAGATATAGTTATAGGTGACTACAAACCAATTATGGCAGTTCAAAATAAAGATATAGTAAAGAGATGTGAAACAACTTTGAAAAGATTTATGAAAAAGAAAGGCATTGATAATACTTTAATAGATATGTATATAACTATGTGTTATTCAAATGGAGACCTAGATTGCCTTCCAGAAGAAATAAAGAATAAGATAAAAATAGAAACACATATTAAATATTATGATGTTGATGAAGAGTGCAAGAATGAAACTATGCAATACATAAAAGAAACTATAAATATAATAGAAAGCAAAGACAAAAATAATAAAGAAGGTTGGAATTGTGAAATCAATGAATTTTTCTGTAGTAACCTGTGTAGCTTCGGTGGAACATACTGCAAATATAAAAATTAATATAATTAAGGAATAAATTAAAGGGGATGAATATATGGAAAATAATTATAGTGCATATCATTTACATAGCGATAGATCTTTATTGGATAGTTGTACAAATTACAAAGACTATATTAATAAGGCTTCAGAACTAGGTATGAAAGCAATAGGTTTTAGTGAACATGGAAATATATATAATTGGATTGAAAAGAAAATATATTGTGATGAAAAAGGTATAAAGTATTTACATGGATGCGAAATATACCTAACAAAGACACACGAAGAAAAAGTAAGGGATAATTATCATACAATTCTTATAGCTAAAAATTCAGAAGGATTTAAAGAACTGAATACCTTAATAGATTTATCTACAAAAGAAGATCATATGTATTATAAAAATAGAATATCTTATGACGAATTCTTGAGTATATCTGATAATATAATAAAAATATCAGCTTGTTTAGCTTCACCTTTAAACAAAGAAAAAGATAAAGAATGGTTTGATAAATTAGCAAAGAAATATGATTATTATGAAATTCAGTATCATAATGATAGAGATGGAGATCAGATTAAATATAATCAGATGTTATATGAATTATCAAAGGAGAATAATATACCTTTAATAGTTGGTACAGATACGCATAATTTAAATAAATATAAATCTGAATGTAGAAAAATACTAAAAAAGAGAAAAAAGATGACTTATGATAATGAGGATGATTTTGATTTAACATTTAAATCTTATGATGAAGTTATAGAAATGTTTAATATTCAGAATTCACTACCCATGGATGTTGTGTTAGAGGCTTTAGAAAACACAAATATAATGGCAGATAGTTGTGAAGAAATTGTGTTGGATACTAGCATTAAATACCCCCAGTTATCAGAAAATGACGATGAATTATTTACTCAGAGAATATATGAAAAGTTAAAGTATAAAATTGAAAATAATATTATAGAAAAGGATAAAGTTTATTTAGAAAGACTTAATGAGGAAATAGCAGTATTTAAAAAGTTAAATATGTGCAGCTTTATGTTATTTATGAGTGAATTAGTTACATGGTGTTTAGATAATGGTATTCCAGTCGGGCCATGTAGAGGTTCTGTTGGTGGGAGTTTAGTTGCTTATATACTTGATATAATAGATGTTAATCCTATAAAATGGAAAACTGTATTCTCACGTTTTGCTAATGAAGACCGTTTAGAGGTAGGAGATATAGATTTAGACTTCTCTCCTAGCCAAAGATCTTTAGTTTATGAGTATATAATGAATAGATTTGGATTAGATAAATCTGCTTATATACTTGCTATAGGAACTATATCTGATAAAGGAACAATAGATGATATAGGTGGAGCTTTAGCAGAAATATGGAGAGAAGGTAATGGGAAAATACAAAGTCTTTATAAGGATTTAGAGAAGAAGTTAGAAAAATGTAGCGGGGACTTATATGGAGAGTGGGCTACAGAAAATTCCTACTATCATAGAATGAAGGAAGTTGACAAGCAAGAAAATCCTTACTCGTTAGACAATATAGCAAGAATCAAAGATGAATATGAAGCTAATCCAGAAGAAGCTAAAAAGAAATATCCTGATATATTTTACTATTTTGATGGACTTGTAGGTACTGCGATTTCTCAATCAATTCACCCAGCAGGGATAGTAGCTTCACCAGTAACTCTACCAGATAACTATGGTACGTTTTGGAAAGATGGACAAAGAATCATGCAAATAAATATGGAAGAAATACATGATGGAGCAGGGCTTGTTAAGTACGATATATTAGGACTTAAAAATATAGAGATAATAAAAGATACTTGCGAATTAGCAAATATTCAATATCCTAAATCTCATAAAGTAAATTGGAATGACAATGAGGTGTGGAAACATATTACAGACTCTCCTGTTGGTATTTTTCAGTTTGAGGGTAGAAGATAATTGCTCTCGTTAAACCTAGTGAACTTACAAATGTAAGGTGTATATTCAACGGTTAGTAGCTATAGGAAATGATAGTTAATGAATGTGCTAACAGGGAAGGCTAAGTCAGAAATGATATGCTAATCCTGTGGGAAATATTAATGTAGTTTATTTATAATATAAAATAGAGGTGATATGTTATGAATAAAAGATATAATTATGAAATTAATAAAATATATGGATGTTTAAAACTACTAGAATTATTTAGAGATAAAAATAATAGATTATCAGCAAAAACAGTTTGTATTTATTGCAATAAAGGAAAGTCTTTACGTGCTAGCGATTTATATAATGATAAACAAAACAGTTGTATGTGTAGAAATAAAAAACACGGAATGAGCAATACAAAGATATATTCTATTTATAATAATAATATGAAAGATAGGTGTTATAACATAAGAAATCATGCTTATAAAGATTATGGAGGAAAAGGAGTTATTATTTGCGATGAGTGACTAAATGATTTTACTAATTTCTATGAATGGAGTAAAAAGAATGGATATAAAGAAGGGTTAAGTATAGACAGAATAAATGTAAATGGCAATTATGAACCAAGTAATTGTAGATGGATAACCTTGTCAAAGAACGTATCGTTAGCAAATAAAACAAATTTAAGAAGAAAAGCTGATAAAGGAACGTATTTTGGAATATCTCCTAATGGAGATTATTATGAGTTTGATAATGCCAATGAATTTGCTAGACAACATAATTTAAACGGAGCTAATATAAGAGATGTTGCGAACGAAAGAAAGAAGACTCATAAAAAGTGGAAGTTTGGATTTATAAAATAATAAAAAATAATAACTACATTAATAGACCTCAATCGACTATCGAAATCACATCGGAAAGATGGAAGAGAGTAGAGTAGGTTTAGGGTGAGACTCCCTATTCCGAAGCGCTAGGCACTACAATTATAGCGTAGTGAAGATATAGTCAGTACCATATGAAAATATGGATAATGCGAATTATGCTTATGATTTATTAAAAAGATTTCAGCCAAGAAAAATAAATGACTTATCTTTGGTGAATGCATCTCTTAGACCAAGTGGAGCTTCGTATAGAGATAAGCTTATAGCGAAAGAATTCAATAAAAATCCTTCTGAGTTAATAGATAATTTATTAAAGGATAATAATGGGTTCTTGGTCTTCCAAGAGGATACAATCGCTTTTCTTCAACAAATATGTGGATTAAGTGGTAGTGAAGCTGATAACATTAGGCGTGCTATAGGGCGTAAACAAAAAGACAGATTAGATAAGGCAATGCCTAATATATTAGAGGGATATTGTTCTAAATCAAAGCAACCTAGAGAAAAAGCTGAAGCTGAAGCAAAAGAGTTTTTACAAATAATAGAAGACTCTAGTAATTATCAATTTGGGTTAAGAGATTAGCTCCCTTATACAGCAATGTATATTGAAAATCTTGTGAACTTTATTACCTAAAGGTGTGTGTCTCACGTTAGGAACTATAGGAAATGATAGCTAAGAGATGTGCTAATGGGGGAGCCTAAGTCAGAAATGATATGGTAATCCCATGCTAAGACCATGTTGAAAAAATAAATTAAAAGGAGGTTAACAATGACAAAAGAAGAGTGGAAAGATATAAAAGGATTTGAAGGATATTATCAAATTAGTAATAAAGGAAGAGTTCAAAGTTTAGATAGATATGTTATTGCTAATAATCATGGAGGACAAAAACTTTTAAAAGGTAAAATAATGAAGTTAACACCAGTTATCACTAAAAGAAAGGAAGCCACTCATTATTTATGTGTAAATCTTAGAAAAGATGGGTATAACGAAGTATATAAAGTTCATCGCTTAGTAGCAGAGGCATTTATACCTAATTCAAATAACCTACCAATTCCAAATCATATAGATGGAAATAAAGCCAATAATGATGTTAGTAATTTAGAATGGACAACGTACGGAGAAAACAACCAACATGCTTTAGATATGAATTTAAGAAAACCAAGAGGAAAAGTTGTAATCCAATATGATTTAAACCATAACTTTATTTGTGAGTATAAATCTGTAACTGAAGCCAGTAGAATAACTGGGTTGGGGCGTGGAAGCATAAGTCATTGCTTAAATGGAAGACAAGAATCATATATGGGATATATATGGGAATATAAATAATAGTAATAATACAATCAACATGGTAAAGTTTAACGACTATCCCAAGAGGGAGTACAACCGAGGATAGGTTGCGGTTGGAAGTGCAAGACAACTCACTGAGTTGAAGATATAGTCTACACCATTAGAAATAATGGATAATGTGATAATCATAGTACAGGATACTCAATGATAGGTTATCTATGTGGGTATTTAAGATATTATTATCCTATAGAATTTGCATGTGCTTATCTAAATAATGCTAATAATGAAGATGATATAAAAAATGGTACAGAATTAACAAAGCAGCTTAATATAAAAATAAATCCGCCTAAGTTTAGATATTCTAAAGCAAAATATCACCCTGATAAAGAAACCAATTCTATATACAAAGGGTTAGCATCCATAAAGTTTATGAATGAGAAAGTATCAGAAGAATTATATTCGTTAAGGGATAATGTATATAATAACTTTTTAGAATTATTAATTGATTTAAAATCTACGTCAATAAATTCAAGACAGCTAGAGATACTTATAAAATTAGATTTCTTCAATGAATTTGGGAAATCTCAGAAGTTACTTGATATAGTGAGGGCTTATGATTCTATTTATGGTAAAAAACAATTTAAAAAAGATAAACTTCCATTAGAATTAACAGAAGATATAGTTAAAGAATTTGCGGGGAAAGAAACTGAAAAGATGTTTACGCAAGTAGATACGGTATCATTATTAAATAAGATCATTGAAGTTATCCCTAATAAATCTATTCCAATAGAGAAAATATTCGAAGCACATCTTGAATATGTAGGATACATAGACTGGAAAGATACAAGCTATGAGGATAAAGTTTGTGTAATATCTGATTTAAAAACAAATAAATGGGGAACTGTATTTGCAACATTGTACAGAATTAACACAGGGACTTCTATGACTATGAAGGTTGACAAAAGATATTTTGCAAATAAACCTTTAGAGAAGTTTGATATTATAAAAGTTGCAACTATATCAGAGAAATTCAAAAGAAGAAAAGTAGAAGGAAAGTGGATAGTTACTGATGAACTTGAATACGAGCTTTCAAGCTACTCAAAGATTATCAAGGAGGACTAAATGAGAAGATTAAAAGAAAAAGAGATAAGTGATATTTTTAAGAATTATACATACATAATAGTTGATAGTAGAGAGCGAGATATTCACATTAAAACAACATTTGACCAGTTGGATGTTCATAATATTATAGATAAGTTGCCTTATGGTGACTACTCTATAATGATAAATAAATGCGAACAATATGGAATAAATGAAAACATAAGAATGAAAGTATCAGTAGAAAGAAAGAGATCATTAGAAGAAATATCGGCAAACCTAGCACAGAATAAATCAAGATTTGAAAGAGAAATGAGGCGTTGTGTAGATGATGGTGGAATGATGTGTATATTAATTGAAGATTCTTCCTATGAAGATATAGTTAATCATAATTATAAAACAGAATTGAAACCTAAATCATTCCTGGCATTATTACATACCATAACAGCGAGATATGGTGTTCATTTCATATTTGCTTCAAGGAAATGTGCTAGTTTATATATTTACAATTATTTAAAATATTTTACTAAAGAATATCTTAAAAACTTAGAAATACCTGAAGAATAACTTTTAGGCATGAGACAAAAAAGGTTATAAAAGTCTAGTTTTATAAAAATTAAAATAATAGGAGTGATAAAAAATGAAATATGTAATGAGCGATATTCATGGTTGTTATGATGAATATATAAGAATGTTGGAGTTAATAAATTTTTCAGATGAAGATGAATTATACATACTAGGTGATATATTCGATAGAGGAAATAAACCTTTAGAGATATTAGACCATGTGTTAGGGAATAAAAATATACATTTACTAAAAGGTAATCATGAAAAGATGTTTGAGGAAGCATATGAAAGTGGAGACATGTCCCTATGGTATTATAACGGAGGAGGTACTACGGATGTAGAAATAGTTAATAAAAGCGAAGGTTACGAAGAAATGCTTTATAAATATATAAAGAAGCTGCCCTTTGTAAAGGTGATAGATAAATTTATATTAGTTCATGCAGGATTATATTTTCCTAATAATTGCAATGAATTAACTATAGAAGAGTTTATCAATATACAAGAAGAAGATATTTGTCTTTGGGATAGAAGTAATGTTGGATCTATAGATAATACATTCAAAGACTATAAGGTTATAGTAGGTCATACACCTGTGCAATCAATAACTAATAGCTATGAAGATATAAAAATAATTCATCATGGTAGTGCAATTTATATAGATTGTGGTTGTGTATTTAAAAGAGCAAATGGTAGATTAGCATGTTTGTGCTTAGACAACATGGAAGAATTTTATATTTAATTTTAGGCAGCTTAACGGCTGTCTTTTTCTTTTTAAAATTTTTAAATATAAATTAACAAAATAGGTTGACAAAGATATGTTATGGGTATATAATAAAATCATCAAGTAAATAAAATAATAAATGAGGTGGTTAAAATGAAGAGAATTTATAAGGAATATGGAATAAGGGTAACTGATGAATCAGGATCAAGAATTGTTAGGATTAATAAAAATGTCGATATGTCCAGTTTTTTAATAGCTAGACAAGTTTATGGAAAAACTAAAGATAGATACATAAATAAGAATGAAGATATAACAATTGAATTAGTTGGAATTACTTTAGAAGGCGAGATTGGCAATGTAATATATAGCAAAACATTTGTTAGAGAAGTTGCTAATGAAGATGAGGAACTTTTGGAAGAAACAGATAAAATCGTAGGAAATATAAAGTATTCGTTAGAATTATTGATTAGAAAAAGAGAGTATCATGACGATATAGTTCGTGCATTGAATAAGAAACAAGATGTGATATTACACAATATAGAGAACTTATCTGGAATGGACGACAAAGCAAGATTAAATATAATGAAAGAACTAGAAGAAGTAAGAAAATACAGAAGGCTACATAAAACAGAACGAAGGAAACTAAGAGCATTAGACATTTCAATTAACCTAGAAGATGTTGCAGAAATATTTAGAAATGTATCAATTCCAATAGATACAGAGAATTATAAGTATTTGAATGAACAAGAATTAGACGATATGAAAATTATGAAGGAGGTTAGATATAATTCTGAGAAAGATAGAATACATAGAGTTGGAGAACTTCGTAAGAAATATGATAAAGTTGTTTGTGATAGTGCCAAGAATATAATAATTTGCTATAACAAAGGTTATATAAATTCAAATAAAAATTAACAAAATATAGGTGATAAAAATGAACTGCAAAATAATTAATAATTTACCTTGTTGCCCCATAACAAATAAAGTATTAGGCAGATTAACTGGTAATACTAGAGTAGTAAAGCATGTGGATGAGACTTATATTGAGATAGAACGATTTTGTGATTGTGGCTGCAGGAAGAAATATACTTATCAATGTATAATTACCCTAGACGAAACTAAAAGATTTACAATAGATGATTTAACAGAAATAAAAGATGAGGAGGATAATAATGATTAAACTGATAGCTGAAGAAAAGTGTTGTAGAACTACTATAACATTCAATGAATATAATCAGGAGAAAGAAGATCAGTATTTAGCAGATTTTAAATCTAATTCAAATATACGTAAGATAGTTAGAATTGAAAATGATGAAGAAGTAATTTTATTAGAGAGGTAGAAAATGAATAAAAGATTAAAAACAGATTTAGAAGTTATATGTGAGCCTAGTTGGGTAAAAATGCGATGTCCTTACTGTAATGAGGAATACCACGTTGATTATAATGAATTTTCAAAAGATATGAGCAACGAGTGGTGGTGCGATTGGGAGGGTGAATTTGTTATATGTGAACATTGTGATGAAATTTTTAAAATAGGCTGTGTGCATATGGAATAAAAACGACATTTTATTGAAAAATAAATTAAATAAAAAGGAGTATGATTATGGAACAAACAGTTAAGGTAAAAGATTTTATTATAGATTTAAGTAAAGTTAAAGAACCAACTACTATGAGTAAAAAAGCAGTAGCGCCCAAGGTTAATTATTCATTGGTGTTAGAGAATGATATGGATTTTGTAATAAAAAGAAAAACATCTAAAACAGATAAGGATCTTGTATTTTTGGTGAGTCAAGATTTATATTATATAAAAAATAATGGCGATGATACTGTGATTCAGTTAGATATGAATAACTATAAAAGGCAAATAAGTGCATTTTTAAGAGATATGGGAATGTGGATGAATTTTGAAAAGGTAAAATGGACTGAAAATTGTTATACTGAGAACCTTTATGATATGTTTACAGATGAAACTAAGAGGATTCTAACAAGACATGGAATTAATTTAAGAGGTAGTTATTATAAAAATGAGGTAGCTAATGCATTAAAGACTAATCCCAAAATAGTAAAGTATTGGTTTTCAAAGTTTAACGATATAAATAGATACACGTTAGAAGCAATACTTTATTTAAATAATGAGTATAACTTTAATAATGCTAAATATTTAATAGATTCTATGTATGACTTAAATAGGACTAAATTAAGTGGATATTATACAACTCAAATGTTATCTTTAGCAAAGGGTTATAATTGTAATATAAATACACTTATAGATTACATAGTAAGAGGATTATATTCTCAAGGAATAGATTCTATAGAAAATGACATTTATAACGACTATAGGGATTATTTATCAATGACAAATGCTATGAAAGGCAAGATAAAGGATAAATATCCTAAATATTTAAAAACAGAACATGATAAGGTATCAATGAGATATAGCATTTGGAGAAAATACAAAGATGATTTAGAAATATTTAAGATTACTGAAGAGAATAAGAAATTGGAATTTAGTGATAAAAAATATAGCATTATATTACCTGAAACAAGTTCAGATATAGTTGATGAAGGGATTAATCAATCGCATTGTGTTGCATCATATGTTAAGAGAGTAGCAAATGGAGATACGTTAATATTATTTATGAGATATACAGATATTATTGATGAATCATTAGTAACCATTGAAGTAAAAAATGGTGAAGTATGCCAAGCTAGGGGATATGCAAATAGAGGTTTAAGCAAAGAAGAGTCGGCTTTTATTAAAAAGTGGGCTAAAATAAATGAATTAAAGGTTAATTATTAGGAGGAATGTAAAATGGAATTAAAAGTAGGAATGAAATTAGAGTTAATAAAGAATTTAGATTGTGGAATTAGAGTCATAGAGAAAGGTGAAGTATTTAAAATTAAACATATATCAGCAAATAAAGTGTCTTTAATTAATAATGAAATAGGTGTGGGCGTATTTGAATTAGAAGAAGTTAAGGAATATTTTAAAGAACACATAGAAGAAATTAAAACAGATGAAGATGTTAAGAGAGTAATATATAGTGATAAAGTTACAGTAGTAATTCTAAATAGTGGAATCAAAGGAATTGCTAAATGTTTAGAAGAAGATGAATATGATAAGAAGGTAGGATATAGAATCGCATATTTAAAAGCTAAAATCAAAGAAATGAATAAGGAGTTGAAAAGTTATTAATGATAAAGAAATTAATTAGAATATACATACAAAGTTTCAAATATTCCAGGAGATTATCCAAGCTATATAAAACATTAGATATACTTATGAAAGAATTTGATTGCACACAAAAGTCTGAAGATAAGAAGATGTTATATAGATCACTAACAGAACTTCATAAATACACAAGTGGTTTATTAAAAGAGTTTGATAATTATATAGAAAATAATAAATTTAAGAGTGGAGGAATGAATAATGCAAGTAACAATGACAATGGAAGAATATGAAGATTTAACTTTTAAAAATAAAAAAGTAATAGAAGAATTAGAAGAGAGTTATAATTCAAAAATGTTGGCTATGGAAAATAGAACAATGCTTGAAATAAGAAAATTAAGGTCAGATAAAGAGAAACTAGAATCAAAGATTAACAATGAAGGCTGTGAATTTTGCAATGAATTAAAAAGCTTATACTATGATAGGAGTGGTGTTATTCAAGAAGTATATATAGAACCAGATAAAACACTATCTGTAAGCAATCAAGATGTAGAGTATATTGCTAATATAAAAATAAATTATTGTCCTATGTGTGGCAAGAAATTAGGTGATTAAATGTATAACAAAGATGTTGGTATATGTAAAAGAGTAATACTTGATATGATTGATGAATTAGAACAAAAAGAGAGGAAAGCTGAATTTGCTTCAGAAAGTTGGGAACATATGATGGATAGACTTGCTTTAATGAAGGCATTAGATGTTATTAAGAAAGAGAAACCAAATAAATAAGGAGGTATAAAAATGATTAAATTCATAGATTATCTTAATAAAGATTGTGATTATAAGCCACAATGTCGCAGATGCGGCTATGCAGATCATGTTTGGAGTATTGATGGTGAATGGATTTGTAAAAACTGCATGAGCATACATGAAGCAATATCTGTAATAATTGAAATAGAAAACGTCTTATTGAGTGAATAAAAGAAAAATTCTATTAGAATTTTTAGGAGGAGTTAATTGATGAAAGAGTTAATAGGAATTAATTTTATATTATATGCATTTATTTTTATAGCTATAATTTGGAGTGAAGATTTAACAATTAAAAATTGCATAAAGATGTGGTTAATGTGTTGTTTATTAATAACATTTTTAACAACGGGTGTATTTTTAATCTTCTTTTAAAGGCTGAGATAGATACGATATAAAAGAAGAATTTGATTAAAAAATTAATAAATATTAGGAGGATTTAAATATGTTTTATTATGAGGATATGAAAAGTGATGTTTTATTTTTAACAAAATCAGATACATATACTTGTAGATGTTGGCAAGGAGTATCACCTAGAAGAATAGGAGACAAGGATATTTTGGTTGTAACTACAAACTGCTATGACGAAGGGTTACATGATTTTATAAATGTATATGGAAAGTTCAATATTAAGTTCACTACATCAGTTAAAAATTCAGATGGAGAAGAACAATATGAATTAAATAATATTTGTGAAGATATGCACTTATTGCTACATCAAAGTTCATTTAGATGTGATTCAATAACAGAACACGTATTTGTATTTGGAAATGATCTAACTACCGAGAAAGACGCAATTAATGTACTGAATGAAGAAATGAAAGAGGAAATAATTGATGAAGTGCTTGAAAGAATAACAAAGCATATTCAAGAATGAGACTATAAGCCACTTTCAGAGGGTGTATATTATTATAAAACAGTTGTTTTATCAGTTTGTAAAATAAATTAATAAAAGAGGAGAAATGAGTATGTATTACGATGAATTTGAATATTATTATGAACCTAGCAAGGCAGACGAGATAATTGAACGTGCCGTAGCAGAATTAAAAGAAACTTTAAAAGGGCAAGCTTTATCAGAAATGGACACGATTAAGCATGAAAATGAAAGACTTAAAAAGGAATTAGATGAATATCATTCAAAAGAACAAGAATTAAGAAATAGGGAGTTTAATATTGCACAAAAAGAAAACAACCTTAAAAGAGAGTTTAATAGAGCTAAATTTAGAGATTTAATAGAACCTTTTATAGAAAATGAAACCATATATGTTATTGATAGAGTTAGCAAACTAATTCCTAAATGTGATAAATGTAATGAAAATAGAAGAATAGAATACATATCAAAGTATGGAGATAAAACAGAGTTAAGATGTGAATGCGATAAAAATAAAACCTTTTATTATCCAACTATGAAGGAATTGAAGTCTATAGAATTCGCAAAGGGAAATGGTAAGTTTAGAGCAACTCCTAGATATTCAAGAGATTATGAGTATGAGTATTTTCATATAGATTTCAAAGAACCTCCTATAGAAGAGTACGATCCTGAATTAGATATAAGTTATTCTAGAGATTATTTTTCAAATAGAGAAGTTTGCCAAAAGTATTGTGACGATTTTAATAAAGAGAATGGATGGGATATAAATGAGTAGAGAAATTAAATTTAGAGCATGGGATAAATATGAAAATAAAATAAGAAAAGTTAGAGCTATTAACTTCACGAATAAAGACTTATGGTTAGAAATTGAAGATAATAGAATTATGGGTGCTAATTTCTTTGAAGTTGAATTAATGCAGTATACAGGTTTAAAAGATAAAAATGGGAAAGAAATATATGAAGGAGATATTATTAAATTTACTGATAATTATAATACTGATATTCCTGAAAAAATAGGAGTAGTTAAATTTAATAACGCTAGCTTTTATATAACCGATGGGGCGTATAGTTGTTATAGATGGATTGATATAAATATCGAGATTATAGGAAATATATATGAAAATCCTGATTTATTGGAGGATAATTAAATGAGTCTTGAAGATATTAGAAAATTAAATAAAAACAACAATATTATAGAAGATGAAATTTCCTATGATGAATTTGAACCACAAGAAGAAGATTTAAAATTCTTAGAATTTATAAAGCAAAGAATAAATAAATTAAAATATAAAAAGGAGGAAAGCAAATGAAAGTTATAGATGTTTTAAAACTATCTAGTTGCAAAGTTGATATATATTATAATGGTCAATATGTAACTAGATATGAAGATTATAAAGATTTAAATAACATAGAAGAATGGTTGTTAAATGCTAAAGTAAGATATTTTGGCACGGATATATGTTGTTTAGAAATAGATAGTGAATAGAATATTAATTTTATAAAAATAAATTAAAATAAAAGGAGTGTAAAAGTATGAAATATGTAGGTAGTAAGAATAGAATTGCAAAGGATTTAGCACCAATAATACAAAGTTACATTACAGATGATACAAAAGGTTATTTAGAACCGTTTGTTGGCGGTGCTAACATGATAGACAAGATTAAACATCACAACAAAATAGGTTGTGATATACATAAAGAATTAATAGCTTTACTAAATAAAGCGAAAAATGATGCAGATAACATACCAGATGAAATATCAGAAGAAGAATACATAAAAGTCAAAGATAATAAAAAAGAATATGAGGATTGGTATGTTGGATTAGTGGGTTTTTGTGCAACATTTGGTGCTAAGTATTTTGGTGGATACGCTAGAGATAAACAAGGTGATAGAAATATACCACAAGAAGGTATAAGAAATTTAAAGAAACAAGCACCTAATTTAAGAGATACAAAATTTATTAATTGTAGTTTTCTCGATTTACCAAAAGATAAAATAAAGGGATATGTTATTTATTGCGATATTCCATATAAAGGAACAACTAAATATGCAACTAAGAATTTTCCTTACGAAGAGTTTTATAAATGGGCAAATGAAATGGCAGAGCATAATATAGTATTAATAAGTGAGTATAATATGCCTAAAGTGTTTAAATGTATATGGGAAAAGGAAACAAAAGCAAATTTTGATAGCAATAGAATATCAGGCGATGAAAGTAAGAAAAGAGTTGAAAAACTATTTTTATGTAATGCTAATAATGGCTACATATATGAATAAATTTGAGATTTTAAATAAATTAATAAAAATGGAGGGTAAAATGAGCAATAAGATTAAACCAGTAGATTATAATGAAAAGATTTGTTTTAAATGTTTAAAGGAAAAGGATAATACGCATACATATACATTAGGATATAGAGGATATGGTAGTGGATTTGATAACTTTAATACAATTCTTCAATTATGCGACGATTGCAATCATGAAGAGTTAGGTATATGGTTTAATGAAGAACCAGAGTTAATTGATGGCTATTGTGAGGATTATAAATATGAAGATAATATTTTTGAATTTGTAAAATCATTGCCAATACAAGGAAGAGAGTTGTTTGAAAATCAATGTGCTAGTGGAGCTTGTTCATATCCAATGGAATCACAGGATTGGATAGATGTTGAATTAGGGGTTGCACCAGATAGTATATATAAAGAATATGGAATGTATTCGCCTTCAGAAAGAAAAGCTTATGAAGAAAGATTCCCTACTTGTGAAAATGTATATCTTAAAACATACAAAGATGGATCTGGAAGTTGTAGATGTGATTATGGTGCTTATGGCGAAAAAGATGGTAGTTGTGGTTCAAATATTTCAGATGAATGTTATACTTGTAGTCATTATAAAAAGAAGGGCTTCGACTATTCAATGAGAGAAGAAAAAGAACTATACATAGAGAAAGAAAAATTAAAAAGAATTGAGATGTATGAATGGACTTGTGAAGTTTGTGGAGAAATAATTCATACTCATATACATTCTGAAGATTTTATTTGCCCTAAATGTTATCAATATTATAATGATTATGAATAAAATTAACAAATAAGTAGGTGATTATATGAAACAAACCAGGCATATAACATTGCCAAAGAATAAGGATATAAAGCACTTTTACTATAGCTGCGATAGTTGTGGAAGACAAATAGATAGTTATGAATATTATACATATGGCAAATGTGATGTTTGCAGGTACATATAAAGGAGAGATTTGGAATGAATATAAAAGTTGAGAAATGGGAATTCGATGGTGAAAGATCATATAAGATTTTAGAATTAACAAAATGCTGCGATAAAATAACTAAGAGTAACGTTATAACCCTTAGAGATGAATATGAGAATGATGATGATTTGGATTATTCAGTTAAACTTCGTGATGTTAATTATGAATATGATAGTTATGATAGAGATTATTATGATTATACAACATATGAAAGTATACAATACTGTCCATTCTGTGGCGAGAAAATTGATATTGAAATAGTTAATACTATTGATAAAACAGAAGAATATTTAGAATTAAAACAAGATAGAAGTGAATTGTGGGAGAAATGCAGAAAGACAGATAGTAAAAAGAAAGAATCACAATTAAGAGAAGAAATTTATGAATTAGATAGAAAAATAAATGAATTTCACATAAATGATAATTTCAAGGAGGAAGAATAATGAATAGGATATTAATACAATTAGATTATAATAATATTGATGATATACCAAATGATATGATTGCAGAATTACTTGAGGCGGAAGTTTCTGATATAGAAGGTGTTACCGCAGCTACAGTAGTTAAAAGACTATAATACATATATTACAGATTTAGAAAATAGATCAAGTCATTTTAACTATGGATATGAAGAATAAAAAAACATAATATAAATTAATAAAATAAGTTGACAAGAATAAGAAGGATATGGTAATATAATATCAGGAGGTGGTTAGATGACTGCAAATGAGTTATTTGAAATTATGGTAGAACATTTTGATTATAACAAGAAAGAAATAATAACAAATATAAATGAATTATTATTTAATATTCATGAAGATTCAAAGAAGTTTGAGTACACATTAGATAAGCTAAAAGAAGATTATGCATTAGAAGATGAACCGAGATGTCCTTTGTGTGGTGAAAACTTAACTGTGATAAATGAATGGGATGAAGATAGAGGGGAATATCAAGGATTTCCAGCTAATGAACATATGGTGTTAATAGGATGCGAGGATTGTTCATACATATTAAATGAATAAAAATTAATAAAATAAAGAGGTGAAGAAATGCTAATGAAAAAGCTAATGCTGACTCTATTTTTTAGTAGTGGGATAATAATTCCATTTGTAGAAGCAGCAAAAACTGATTCGGTAGCGAGGCAACTAATTGATGTCGATTTGTACGAATTTAAAAATTATAGAAATGAAATGAATGAAAAAGTACAAGCTTATGAAAAATATAAAATTGAAGAACAGAAGAGAATCGAAGCGGAACAAGAGAGATTAAGGCAAGAAGAGTTGGAAAGGCAAAGAATTGAGGAAGAAGAACAACGCCAAATAGAGGCTAATAGAATATATGTTAAATTTGAAGTTAGTTTTTATACTACGGCAGAAGATGAAGGTGGTTATCTAGGAGCTAATGGTGATGTGTTGCAACCTTGGGTTAGTATAGCAACTCCAAAAGATATTCCATTTTATAGTAATGTATACATAGAAGGACTCGGAAATTTCACTGTCCATGACACAGGTAGCTATATAAAATGGGCAACTGATGAAGAAGGTAATAAAGTTTGTAGAGTTGATGTGTGCGTTAACTCAAAGGAAGAAGCATATAGACTTGGTAGATATTATGCTTACGGATATATAGATTTAAATAGATAGGAGAAGAAAATAATGAAAGATGCTTTAGAAATGAAAATAAACGGATTAAAATGTGACAATCCTAAATGTGATTATATTGATATGAGTGTTAATGTTGAGGACTATGAAAAATGGGTTAACGTAAAATGCCCTAAATGCGGAGAGATATTATTAACAGAAGCTGATTATAGAAATACTAAATTCTTATTAGGGATGGTTAGATTAGCTAATAAAATATTTCCTAAGAGAAAAGATGATGAAGAAGTAGTTATTATGTCAGTTGACATGGATGGATCTGGAGATATGAAATTTAATATAAAAGATAATGAATAATTTAATGGAAAGAGTTTCTTATGATGATATTGTAATTTAATTCGCAATTCAAAAATATCACGAACAGGAGAATTGAAAAATGGAAGATTTAATTAAACAAGATCAGTTAAAAGAAGATAGAAGAAGAGTTAATCAATTTACCGCTGAAAGAATTGTCAGACAAAATAAAGATAAGTTGCAAGAGAAATTAGAAGATTTATTTATAATGTATCTTGATAGTGATGAGTGTAGATTTATGAGATTTTCACAATTAGAAGATTTAAGAAAGTTTTATGTATACATAAAGGAAAATTTATAAAAATCGAATTTTATTTAAACTGAACGATGTGAATCAGCCAGTCAAATATATAAATTAATATAATAAAGGAGTTGTTTAAATGATTAAAGTAATTAAAAGAGATGGAGCAATTAAGGATTTTAGTTTTGAAAGGATAGAAATAGCGATTAGAAACTGCTATGAAGATGTCTATGGTGAGTTAGATAAAAAAGAACTAAGAGAAATAGAAGATATTATGGATAACATTATTGATTACATAAACTTCGGCATAGAAGATGATAGTATAAGTGTGGAAGAAATACAGTCTATAGTTGTAGAAAACTTAAAACAAATAAATAAAACTACAGCTAAAGCATATGAAGATTATATGAATGAAAGGACAAGGGTTAGAGAATCTAAGTCTAAGCTAGTTAAAGAAATAACTGGACTAATTGATAATACCAATATAGATGTATTAACAGAAAACTCAAATAAGCAATCTCAATTAGCCTCAACTCAAAGAGATTTAATTGCTGGCGAGGTAAGTAAACACATAGCTAGAACGACAATGATACCAAAGCATTTAATGGATGCCCATTATCAAGGAATAATAAAAATACATGATCTTGATTATTATTTACAAGGCATTTATAACTGTGAATTAGTTAATTTAGAAGATATGTTACAAAATGGAACAGTAATAAATAAGAAAAAGATAGAAAAACCTAAATCATTAAGAACCGCAATGACTTTAGTCACTCAAATAGCAGCCCAAGTTTCGAGTTGCAGTTATGGTGGCCAAACTATAACTCTATCACATATAGCTCCATTTGTAAGAGTAAGCAAAGAAAAGATAACTAAAAAATATATAGATATGAATTTACCTATAACAAAAGAAAGATTAGATGAATTAGTTATGAAGGAGCTTAGGGATGAGATTAAAGATTCTGTTCAGACATTTAACTATCAAATATCAACATTAAACTCAACAAATGGCCAAAGTCCTTTTATTTCCGTTGCGATATACATATCAGAGAATCCAGAATATGAAAAAGAAGTTGTTATGTTAGCTGAAGAATTCTTTAAACAAAGAATGGCAGGGATGAAGAATGAATATGATGTTGTAACAACTCAAACATTCCCGAAACTCCTTTATTTCATGGATGAAAACAATGCTTATGAAGGAAGCGAATATTTCTGGCTAACTAAATTAGCAGCAAAAACATTATCAATAAGAATGTCACCTGATATTATAAGTGTTAAAAAGATGAAGGAAATTACCGGATATGCTTTCCCTTGCATGGGATGTAGGGCGTTCTTATCACCATTTAAAGACAAAAATGGGAAAGCAATATTCTATGGACGTGGTAATTTAGGAGTTTGCAGTATATCTTTGGCTCACGTAGCATTATCATCAGGTGGTGATATGGATAGATTCTGGAAGCTATTTGAAGAAAGATTGGATTTATGCAGACAAGTAGGAGAACTTAGATACAATAAATTGAAAGGCGTTAAAGCTAGAACAGCACCTATATTATGGCAACATGGTGCAATATCAAGACTAAATCCTGATGATGATATAACTAAGGCTATAGATGAAAGAGGTTTCACAGTGACTATTGGATATTCAGCAATATATGAAACAGTTAAATATCTAACTGGAAAATCTCATACAACAGAAGAAGGTGCAGAATTAGCGGAACAAATAATGAAATTTATGAGTGATAAATGCGAGGAATATAAAGCAAAACAACCACATTTAAGATTTGCTTTATACGGTAGACAGTAA